CCAGAGGTGGCCTGCCAGTACATCGTTGACTACCTGTGGCGTAACGGCACCGGCGGGGACACCGTGAGCCCGACGAAGATACACCGGGGATGGACAGCCGTGGGCCTCACAACCGTGCGGAAGTATCTGTTGACCCTTGAGGTCATGGGGCTGGCAAAGAAGCACTCCAGGGGTCGGTGGACTGCGCTGGGCAGCAAGAGTGATGTGGACGTCAAGAAGGTGCTAAAGACCAAGGCATGCATGGCCAAGGTGCGTGCATCATGAGCACCCACCCCGAATACATCGACGCGGGACGCCAGCTCACCGCGGGGGCACTGCTCGGCCGATATGGCGCCGAGGTGGGCGGGTACAGCGTCCTGGTGCACAACGTGAATAACTGGCCCATCCCCATGGCTGATGTCGAGGTCGCTGTGGCTGCCATCGGTGACTGGGTGATGAGCCGCCACGGCCTGACTCACCCGGATATCCGAGTCGAGGCTCGCGCGCGGTTTGACGAGCCGGGTACTTGGTACTACGCCTGGTGGGCCTTCCCTGCATGTTTCGAGGGAGACGAGCCCGAGGGCAACGACACCAACTACCTCGACGAGAACGGCCTTTTCGAGGTCTACAGCGTCTGGGATGAGTGCGCGCCCGATTGCGATTACACCGACCGGGCAGCGCCCGGTACAAGGAGGTGACATTGACAGAGTCAAAAAAGTGGCGCATCACGAGCGTCACCACGCTGGCAGACCTCCAAGCCGAGTTGGCGGGCCACCCCCACCCGATGTACGTCGAGACCGCGGACGACACGACGGGCAAGAAATGGCGCCTAATACACGTACTGTGTGGCAAGTTCGGCACTGTGTGGAGGCCGCTGCTCCACCCCGAGACACCGGAGCCAGCGCCCACGCCGGACGTCGAGCGTGGTGCCCGGAGTATCGCCCAGGGCGACTCCCGCACGATGTCACCGCTGGACGATGGCAGAGCGCGCGGCGCATCTGGCGCATCACCGTGCAATTGCGAGCAGGTTCTCGCCCTCCGGGACCGGCTCGATAGCGAGGTCGAGCGCAACGCAACGCTGATCACGCGCATCGAGGCCCTGATAGAGGCAAGCACCAGAGCCACGCCAGACGTCCCGCCGGGCGTGCTCGAACTCCGCACCACCGCCGCCCACATGCTCTGGCTCGTGTTAGCGCTGGAATCGGAGGGGACATGAGCAGGGCGACGACGAGCAAGCTGACCCGCCTGTGGTGGACCCGGACAGCGACGGGCTGGCGATTCGCCCAGGTGGGCTTGTCCCTGGTGGCGTGGGCGCTGTTCAGCCTGGGCGCCCACTGCTCGGCGGGCTGCCAGCGACCGACAGAGCGTGACTGGACCCCGGAGATCCGGTCCAGCGAGCAGCGGTGCATCCAGGCCACCCTCGACGAACTGGCCAAGATCGTCGAGGCACTGGACGGTCACGTGGCCCTGGAGACCGCTGAGCACGAGGCCATCGAGAGACAGGTTGTCGATGCCACATGCGCCCTTGTCCAGCACACCCGACGCGCCGGTCGCCCTCTCGTCGTGTATGGCCCGCTCCGTGGGTACGACGTGTGTGGCCGGTGCAAATTCGGCAAGGGCTGCAATCTCAACCCGGAGACTCCGTGAACACCTCTTCGCGCGCCGCTGCGATCGGCAACGCCGTATCGGCACATGTTAAGGATATGCACGCCCAAACGAGAGCAGCCCTAGACGACTTCTCTGATACGTTCTGGACGCTGGCCGAAGTCGGCTTGACCGATGAGTTGAACGAGGAGTCCCTCGACGGTGTGGGCGATGAGCTGGCCAAGATCTTGGGCCTGGTTTTAGCGACCAAGCCCAAGTGGGAGCGTGCCTTGGCCAGGTATGACGAGCTGATGAGTGTGGTCCTCGGATGACCTGCGCTGAGCACGAGGTCGAGCGCTGTCCCGTCGCCCGCTGCCAGGTGTTGGCGGTGTGCGGTGCGCAGATGCCAGACGACGCCAAGCCGGACGAGCCAATCAATTGGAGTTGGATATACACGTACGGATACTTTCGACCGGCGAACATCGACCCGCCACCGTATCTGCCTCGGTTCGCCAAACGGATCGCCGCCCGACTCGTGGCGTGGATGCGGTGGCCCGGACCCGTGGAGTGGGATCAGGATGGCCCGGGGATCCCCGGCGGAACCTTCACGCACATGCTCAACGGCATGTTCGAGACGTGGGCCGAACGGGTCGATAGGCTCTCTGACCCACTGCCGCCGACGAGGCCGCCGAACGATATCGCGCACTGCGGCCGCTGTCGTCCGCCCTGCACAACGGTCGGTCCCCATGCCGACGAGCACGACGCGCTGTGGACATGGTGTGAAGCGCGCTGGCCCGATTATCACGATGTCTGGGAAGACTGGCCACCCCAGGAAGACGCGGACAGGGCCGAGATGGATGAGATACGCGCGCAGATCGATGGCCACCACGATGGCATCAACTGGGGCACCGTGCTCGTCGCCCTCGACTACCTCGAGACCCAGGGCGCGCTCGGAGAAGCGTGGGCTGAAGTGCACGCGTTCCGAGCAGAGAAAACAATCACAACCCGAACAGCTGGTAGAGACATGACGATACAAATCGAGACCCACCGCGGACCGGTCTACCGTACATCCAACACACCACCTATGCGCGCAGGGGAGACAGCCGTGTACCAAACCGCAGCCGACATCACGTTGGCCGAATTCTTCACTCTCCTGGCTGGCATGGGGGGTTTTGACGGCGAGCCGCCGCGAGATGTTCCAGAGGACATGCGCTGGACGGTTACTGTTACCGACAGCCGCGCGGTCAGTCGGTAGCCATCAGGCCCAACGCCTGACGCAGCACGGCACCATCGACAGGCTTGGCCAGCACTGGGCACCCCAACTCCTTCGAGATGGCCGCCAGGTCGTGACCGTGGGGCGTCACGACCACGACCGGAACGTCAACGCTCTGGCAGTAGCGCACCACCAATGCGGCAGGCCAGCTCTCTGTCAAGCCGTCGAGCAAGAGGTCGGTGACTACGCCGTCCACCTCAAGGCCAGAGCGGAGAGCGGCGATGTACGCGAGGGCCCATTCGAACTCGACCACGTCGACATCACCCAGGGCGCGATGGATGTACATTCGGGCGACGCAGCTGTCATCGACGATCGCGATTCGGGACATAGTCCCAGGGTGGCAGGCCAGCGATGGCAATAACGCGGGATCGGTGGGCGTACCGTCTCCCGATAGCAACGCTGACCACCGACGGCCGAGTATTGAACCCACCGGAATTTCCGGACGGTTTACTCCGGGTGCGCCATGACCAATGCGCATTACTCCCCGCGAGAGTTTCGAGCATGCGCCGATCACTCATAGGCATGATTGCCGCTCGTCACAATGTCCGGCGGACTGCCGATGAGCGAGCGGAGTTGCTCGTGTCCGCCCTCCAGGGATGCCAGGCGTACAGTGATCCATGTAGCAAATATGACGCCCAGGAGCGCCAGCACGCCAAAGGACCAGAGGGATAACCAGAGGTGAGAGCGGATATCGCGCAAGACGTCCAGCGTCGTCTCCGCGCACTCAGTCCCGCTCTTGTGTATCATCGGACACGTTGCCCTGGTCCGGTGTCGGGGCATCGACCAGGCCGGCGCCGGTGATCGCGTCGGGATCATCCTTGCCGGTGCGGGGGTTGATAGCCAGCTCATAGCTGGCCTGGAAGATGTCGGGCTTGCACGGATAGGACTCGCCCGCGATTCCGCGGATGATGAAATCGCCATCTGTGGCAACCATGTCGCCCTCAAGGGTGGCGATGCGCAGCCGTCCATCGACATGCCGGTAAGCAGTGGGCTCACCCACCCATGCCATCACATCGTCGTGATTGCTCGGCGTGAGCAGCATCGCGGTGATGAGAACTGGCCGCTTGCGATAGGATCTTGGCCGATTTGAGGCGCCGGTGAGGTCCAGTGTGGCGCGGTCAGAAGCGGTCACGATCCCACCTCGGCAAGAATGGCGGCAACGGTGTCCCACGAACCCACATCGGTAATTACGACAATGTAGGTCGCTCCGTTGTCCAGGGGACCGCTTGTAGGTGATGCGTGCTTCCAGGTAAACCCGGCGGGAATCACCACAGTGCTATCGCCAGCCCCATTGCCCCTCTGTCGCAACTCAGAGAGTAGTCCCCCGCCGATCTCACCGACCCGGATTTTCATGGCCGTGTCGCCGTTGCTGAGGTCCGCCGATGCACATTGGCCAAGGAGTTGCGGCTCGGGGTCTATCGTCCAGTTGTTTTCCATGGGTCCTCAGAACACCGGGTATTGTTTGTAGACCGCGACCGCCGAGTTGTCACCCCGGTTTTCGATCTCGACCTTCATCAGGCTCGGGAACCGGGCAGCGGTAATGGTTCCCGCTCCAACGTTCAGGTTGATTGTTCGCCTGGTGCCGACCGGCCCCTCGCTGGTATCCGAGCCTGATGCGAGCGCGACCTCTGCGACTGCGGGGTACACTAGATCGGCAATAGTGAGCCAACGGAGCGTCACCACCACATCGCACGTCGCCGAGTCCAGGACCTCGACCTTCCACTGAGACATCAAATTCACAGTCTGGAAATTGAACGTGTGGATCCGGTCGGTGTTGGTCGCGATAGTCCGTTCATTGTCGGCGCCCAGTGCCCAGAACGCACCGCCAGCCGGGCCCTGGTCGGTTGGTGTATCCTGGCTGACCGCAGCGGAGAACGTGGTGGCCATCAGCGCTGATGCCTGGTTCCCGGCGTCCGTCTTTCGCATCTCGCCGACGTTGGCCGCGTTGGCGGTAAGGGTGAATTGAGAGAGGAAGGGTCCGCGGTCCGCAGTCTGGATGGCGTCGGTATCTTGGCCAATGTCTGCCGGTCCGAGTGCAATGGCTGGCACGAGGAGCGAGCCACCATCACCGTCATCGATCCGGGCCTCGACCGGAGATCCACTTTCGACGTCAGCCATCAGAGAACCCCCAGAGCTTGGAGTTCCGCAGCAGCTCGAATCGCAGCGAACGCGTGCGACGATGGTACCGGCTCGCCTCGCTCGCACCCGAGCAGGTGATTCCTCATCTCCTTGAGACGAGCGCCCGCCGTGAGACCGTCCACGGTGACGCATGGAGCCGCCAGCACCCTGGTGAGAGTATCGGAGAAGGCCACATCGATGGCGTCGATCAGGCTCTCCACGGTCATGGAGTTCGGGCCAGGGAATCGTAGGACGGTGCCGTCATCCAGCTTCGCGGTGGCGAACCGCAGCGCTACACACGCGTTCTCGTATAACTTGCCATTCATATGACCCTCACACTGACAGTCTGCGGACCATCAGCGAGGACCGCACCGCCAGAGATTCCCACGACGATCCCCCCTGCAACCACGCGATAGTTTTGGCGACGCACGGCCTCGGGTGACGATGATGACTGGCCCGCGCTGGAACCCACGACGTGGGCGCTGAGTGTGATATCTGGATGAGTGATCAAGAGCTCGGACTGGCCGATGACCTGCAGGACCTTGATTTCGCGAACGCCGGAGCCCACGACGACATCACCGGGCGTGCCGGTGGCATCCACCACACGAGAGCTGCCGACGGGAAGCGCGGGGTCCTGGCCGTCGCCGAAAACATCTGCGGCGCCGAACGGCATCAGCCACCACGCGCCTGCTGAGACACATAGAGCGAGAACTCGGGAAGATCCTCCAGGGGCTCGACGACGACCATCGCGTAGGCAGCAGCATCGGCACCGAGCGTCAGGTAATCACTGCCGATCGAGTTGCCGGGGACCGTAGGCCACACACCGCCCTTGCTGGCTGTCTCACTCCACAGCGGGTTGGTCTCGTTGAGAAGCGCGCCGTCGATGTCCTCGCGGGTTCGCGTACCGGTGAGGAAGATGGACAGATTGGCGGCGGGGGCCGCGGCTGCCGCCTGGAACATCACCCACTGGAAAAACACGTCATTGAACAGCGGCAGGGAGATCAGCCTGCGCTGCGCACCACCGGCCGCCGTCAGCGCCTCGCGTTCCCACAACGGGCCGGATGTGAAGTCAGCGCCCACCGATGCTCATCCCCCACCGAGCACGGAAACGTGAATGCGGATACCCGCGGTCGTGACCGCCACGCCGCCAGAGTCCCAGACGAACACATCGACCTCTCGTCGGGCATCCGGTGCGCTCGGGGCCGCAGAGCGGGTGTAGTCGGCAAAAACCTTGGTCGCGTTGTTCGGGGTCTGCAGCGTGACTTGTACGTTGGTGTCGATGGACGCGAAGTCGAAGTCGTGGCGCAGACGAATGCGGGTGAAGAAGACCGCGCCCCCAGAGTCGAGACGCGTGGCGCTCTCCACGTCCGAGGAGAACACCGTCGGGTCGCTAGCGCCGTCGAGTTCGACGGTGCCGGCGATCAGTGTCGCTCGAGTCAGTGAACGGGAAGAGCGGAGCAGCGGGGCGGTTGCGGTCATGGGAGTGGTCCTCTACGTGGGCGCAAGTCGGAACGCAGTCGCTGAGTTCTACTTCTCGGTCTCGGTGGAGACCACAAGATTCTTGGCCGTGTTGTGGGTGATGAACTGCAGAATTGCACCATAGGGCGCGTTGTGTTGAGTCGTGTTGCCGTCCACGGGGATCAAGATTCTCGATCCATCCCGCATCTGCCAGTTGACGCCCGCGATTGTTGTGACGACCTCGAGGTTCCCGTTCAACACGACCCTCATCGTTGCATCCGCCTCGCGGGTCAGCTCCATGTCGCCCATCATGGCGTCCGACTTCAGGACCAGCTTGTGGCCGGATGGGAATATCGCCACCGCGCCGCTGATGCCAAACTGCATTTTCAGCGGATCGCTCCCTGTCGTCGCCCCGGTCATCGCGTTCGTGACAGTGATGTTCTGCGACGCGAAGGCGTCCATCAACCTCTTGTTCATCCTGGCCGGAAAGAAGAGGGCGCCGCTGAGTTCGTTCTCCCCTGCGGCATGTGGGAGGAACGCCAGCTCGACGGAGAGATTGCCGATGGCTTCGTGAAAACCCGCGATCGGGACATTCACGCGGCGCCCGGCCAGTCGGCTCGGATTCTCGCCACGGGGTACGCCGTAGAGGGTGTTCACGTCGCTGGTCCTTGCTGGACACCAGAGGTCCAGACCAGCGATCGGTCCACTCGTGCCTGGCGAGGACAGCGACGTCCCATCGTAGAATCCATCGAGCGTCAGATAGTCGCCGTTGGCTGCAGTGGGCACAATGGTATCAACGGCCGCCGGGAAGGTGAGGCGCCCCCTGTTCTCGTCGATTCCCGTAACCACGAGGATCCCGCCCTCCCCGGGGGTGACGCCTACCCTGCGAGTCACGAGGGTGCCCCCAACGCGCGGGCCGGCCGCGAGGCTCAACTTGTCCCCCTTGCGGATGCGGTGGATCAGATCCTTCTGCTGAAGCACCAGAGTGGAAGTCGTGATACCAGTGCCCACTTCTGGGGTCGTCTGGGTTTTCGCGATCGACCCCGATCCATCTTCGTGGATCATCCATGACAAGGAGCGCCAAAAGGCCGTCCGCGTGCCGGTGAGCATCATCGGAATCGGCATGACGAAACCACCGTTGGCGGCGAACTGCATCGCTTTCCATTCGATGGAAAAGAAGTTCCACAACTCCTGCATTGGGGCAACGAACTGCTCGAAGTCCTGCGCTACATGCGTGGATGCGGCCTTGCCAAAGTTTGATGCAGCGTTGCCACCAGAGCCGGTCCACAGGGGGATCTTGATCTTGCCGTCACCCTTGATGTTGCCAGTAACGATCACCCCCTCATTGGTACTGGGACCCTTGGCGATCATCCGCAGGAGTTCGCCCTGGGCGATTTCAGTGTTGGGCGGCGGGATATTCTTCTCGTCCCACTGCTCCCGCTGGACATCCAGTGTGGTGGCCAGAGTGTTGAGGTCGGAGATTGGTGCAGTCATGTTGGTCTCTCAGCGGGGGGGGTAGGGGTGGCCGGACTAGTTGGGCCGATTCGTACGGCGTCGAACCTCTTCGGCGACCAACGCGTTGTAGTCTGTCTCTGACAGCGGCGCACCGCCTGGCGACGCCGCTGAGTAACCAGCGCTTTCCCCCGGGGCAGTGCTCGGCGTACTCGGGGGGGGCGTGATGGCAGGCGCCGGTGGTGGTGGGTCATTGCCGTTGACGGCAGGCGCCTTGCTCAGCATGGCCTCGAACGTGGGCAGCCACTGGGCCAGCTGGTCGAAGGCCACGTCCTCGCCTCGACTCCAATCGATGCCGCCTACCAGCCTTTCGTGGGTGAGCCGACCATCCAGGATGGCAGCGCTCACACCAGGGTATTTCTCGGCCAGGACCGCTGCAGTGCTCTCTTCGGCCAACTGTGCCATGGTCGAAGCGCGGACCGCTTCGGGTGTCACCTGCACAGCCGTCTCCGGCTGCCCCGCCGGCGTCTGCTGGTTCAGGTAGTACCTGTGCATCTGCGCCTGGCGGGTCAGGTCCATCAGCTGTTCACGTCCCAGGCGGAGCTGCTCCGGTTGCCTGGGGTCATCGTTGGCGGATTCCCATCCCGCGATCCTTCCCAGCACCCTGGTGGTCTGGTCGACGAGTGCTACGCCCGGGGGGTCCGTGAACGGCTCATCGAGGTTGAGGTAGGTGTGGGCCTGTGCACTCAACACCGACTGTGGGCGCGCAGCTGCCCGCTCGGCAGCCTGACGCTCTTTCTCTGCCGCCTGATTCTCCGCACGCATGAACTCGCGCACCTGCTGCTGGACGGCCGGGTCGGAGAGGTCCAGGGCCGGGGCCGGGGTCGGGGTCGGCGGCGCTGCGGGCGCTGCGGGCGCTGCGGGCGCGGTCGCCAGTGGAGCGCCATCAACTGCGGGCGCACTACCTGGCTCGGGTGTACTGTTGGGCTGCGGCGGCTCGGAGATTCCTGGGCTATCAGTGCTTTCCATCGCCCCCATTCTACACGCTGCGACGTTCGTTGCAACGTCGCGCGACGTTACGTGACCGGCGGTGCCTGGGGGGCAGGTGCCAATGTGGGGCTGACAGGTAGCGATTCTGGTGGCGGCAAGAGCTGTGCTGCGGCAAACAAATACTCCCGATATCGGACGACCGTCTCAGGCTTGGCGCGCTGTGCAATCGCCAGGTTGATCATCTCCGTCGTGAGTTCGAGGAGCAGAGGGATATCCATGTCTCGGCTGGGCTGAGCCTGGGCATGGTCCGCATCCGGGTCGGACAGTAGCCAGAGGTGATACTCGATCGCCCGCTGCATCGCTGTCTCTCGGGTGGTCAGCCGCTCGTCATCCACCGGGCCGACGATCGCCGAGAATGCGCTTTGTGGACTGATGAGCCCCTTGGTCGCATCGTCCAGCACCTTGGAGATGCGCGCGGCCCGACTGTCGCCGAACTGTCCGGTTTCCTCGAAGCCCAGAACCCACTCCTCGTGATTCTGGGTGAGCTCTGCCCAAGGGGTCGATGTCCAGAGTCCGCTGCTGTCCTTGAAGCTGGCCGAGAACTCGGGATCCAGCCTCACCGCATCCTCTGTGGTGTTCAGCAGCTCTCGGACGCTTCGCAGCTGTGCGGTGGAGAACGCCTCGATCAGGTGATTCTGTCGGTCGCGTGTGCGAAGCCGCTCCTCGACCTGTGCGCGGCCGCTGGCATTGGCTCCAAGCTGGCTCCGGCCTTCGGTGACCACGCTCGTGATGCCCAGCTCGTTGGTCGGAACCGCCAGCGCCCATTCCAGGAGTTGCAGCTGCTCGGGCGCGAGCACCTGTGGGGGGACGATCTGTGGCAACTCGTTGGGTTCGGCGACAGGAACGGCGTTGATGCCAGCCGCGAGCAACGCCGTTATCGTCGCCTTGGGTGAGTTCTTTGGGACAAACACCTTGTGATGCCCGTATCTGATTTGCACCTTGACGATTTTCCATAGCTGGTAATTGATGAAGCCCTGGACCGCCAGCAAGTGGTCGGCCAGCGCGATGCCCCGCATGCCCGAGTCGGCCGGTGTAGGCATATACCAGACCACCGGCAAGGTGTCGCGACGGAACTTGTAGTCCAAAGCCACCACGCTATCGGTGCCCGATAGGACAGAGCACGTATAGCGCCCGCCTGATGTCCCAGGGCTATAACTCCGACGCCACGAGTGGACGACTCGAATCCGGTCGGTGCGATCAACCGTCGTTCCCTGGGTGGATATCGTGGAGAAGTACGCCCCTTGCCAAAAATTGCTGTGTCCATCGACGTGCTCGGTTGCACGCGGGACCGTGCGGATCCGGCCTATACGCGCGTCGTGGTTGGGAATCGGTATTGCATCGCCCGCATCGCCGAGGCTCCGAGCGTTTTCATACCAAGCCAGAAAGAGGTCGCGATCCACCAGCTCGACGACATGGCAGAATGTCGGCTCCCCAGTGTTCAGCGCATCGTGGGGGTCGATATGGACCTGCCATGGATGGAGGCGCCGTTTTGTGATGCGCCCGCCCTTCCCATCGTATCGCCACATGGACCAGCCGACCCGCTTGACCAGGCCGTCTCGAGCCCACAACCTATCGACCTCGGAGACCTCTGGGGTGCTTCGAATCCCATTGATCGCGCGCTGCCGAGTGTCGAACTGACGTAGCTGCTCAAAGGTGCCATTCCGTGACTGGATTGTGATTCGCGGTTGCTCGATCACCTTGTTGAGCACCGCGTCCACCGAGTGGGCTAGTTTGTTGATCGTGAACGGAGATGGGCCCAGTCCGTCGCGCGCTAGACGGTCATGGAACGGGTCTTTCTGCCACTGCTGGTATTCGTCGTCGTTCCACCACTCACGCTCATATGCCAGGGCCAGGACCGCCATCCGAGCGATCTCGGGGCCACGGGCCAGCGCGCAATGCTCGAGGTTCTGGCGGATGACCTCGGGTAGCCGATCGTCCCAGAGGGGTACTTGGTCGGTGCGATACCATTGGAGTTCGTGAGTCATTGGAGTTGCTCGGTCATGAAAGCCCGGTGACGCTGGTTGGGGATGTCCTGCATGTGGGCTGTGGGGTCTGGTCGCTCGGCGCGCAATGCCTTGATCTCGTCACCACCATACAGCATGGTGTCCAGGCAGTGATTGCCCGGGATGAGCGACCGACCGCCAGGAAGGGGGATCTCCCGTTGCTTGTCCACCTCGCCCGGGCGATCGGCCTTGAATCGTAAATTGCGACCCTCGACGTCGAGGGTCGAGCCCGCCAGTACACGGATCCGTCCATCCCACAGATCGATGTTGGCGATACGCCGGCGCGCCAATTTCGGCCCTTTTTTGGGCGCGACGACGCGCAGTGCATCACCCCCTGCGGCTGTCGGGAAGCGCGCGCGGACCGCACGGTCCCAATCAACACGGGTTCCAGTTCGCATGCCTGTGAGATCCGCGACAATGACGTCCACCTGCCAGCCAGCACCGAACAGTCGGTCCGTGACGCTGACCATCTCGCGGAGCATCTCCGCATCTCCCATCTCGTGGCGAGCATCGCTGTACAGCTCCAGGGCAGCGGGATGAAGCCAGGACCATGCCCAGACGGTTATCGCCCACGGGTCAGGCCGATAGCCGATGTCCACCGAAACGACGATCTGCCACTCGAGTGACCGCGCCGGGTCCGGGTGCCGGAGACTTTCGTCGGGGTGAGACGTCAGGAGCGCGAGCCGGTCCTCGAGCGTCGCAGCCACGGGTAAGGCGTTATCGCGGTCATGCGCTGTACCGGTTGCCGCCCAATATAGCTGCAGTGGTGGAACTCTGTGCCACACGTAGACATGGGCAGCAGCATTGCGGACCGACCGCCCAAACAGGTTCTTCAGCAACTCCGAATCCAACCCCGGATTCTCGGGCGTGCCATCACCATCGATCCAGAGACGCAGCTCGTCGCTCTCATCGCCCGCCATGACGGCATCACACTCGGTCTCGCTCAGCCCGTGAAGTCGGGCCAGGTCGCTGTCTTGCAGTGCGTAGTCGGTGCGTGCGGTCTCCACGCTCCTGCGGAGTACGGTTGCCCAGCGCTCACCAAACGCTTCCCCGAAATGGGGGTTGCGCCAACTCGCAAGGGTACAGCTCTTCCATGCGCCATCGTTGCCGGACTGCAGGCGACTGGGCAGGCTGTCCGGGTCATCGTCGGGCGTGTACGTGAGCATGATCCTGGCTCCGTAGTCGGCCAGGGTCGGGTAGACCAGAGACCGCAGGGCATAGCTCAGGATGCCCGGGCGCATCTTCGTGGCCTCGTCAACCCAATACAGGGATGCCGTGATTCCGTGATGCTTGGCCACCGCCTGCTCGTTGTTGATGTCGTGCACGTACAGGCCAGAATTCCACGGGAATGTGATCGACATAACAGAGCGGCCGTGTCGGTGGACACTGGCGATCCCGGGCACGAGCCCCAATTCGGTGAGCCAGCCGACCACCCCCCGGTCCTGCGCGCGATCAAGGATGTTGGCGCTTGGTGCGCGGAGTACGCTGGTGAGCATGCGCACCACGTAGCCATCGTGGATCAGCATCAGCGCGAGTACTACCCGGGCCAGCATCGACTTGCCCGAGCGCCGGGGACCGAGAACCGCTATGTGATACAAGGCCTCAGCCAGGACACGGGCGATATCCGCCTGGCCCTGATAGTTCAGGACGGGGCGCAACACGGCTTCTGCCCATTCCTCGCGTTGCCGTATGCTCACCCCCCCAACAATTCCGAATGCCGGGGCCAGGGCAATCAGGGCATTGGGCCCTCCGGCCATGTCACTCGACCTCCTTGTCAGCACCGCCGCGCAGGAGACTGAGTTCTGGGCGCTCGACATCCTGCGACTTGCCAAGGTCGAGCGCCTTGCGCAATCGCGCCGCGTCGTCTGGCGCCAACCTGGGGGCGATGGCGATGAACAGCTCGATGGCCTTGGTCCGCTGCTCGGGGGCTGTGAGCACCTCGCCAATCGGCGGAATCCTGTCTAACCCATAGAGGCGGATCACCTGGGCGTTGGCCGTGAGCGCGGCTTCTGATGCCTTGATGCCCAGGCGGGTTCGAGCGCCGTACTCCGAGACCTTGGCCGTGTCGCCGCTCTCGATGGCCTGTCGCACCAACGCGGATGGAGGCAGAAACGCATCGCTCAGCGAGAACAAGCTCATCGCCGATGCGCGCGCATCCGTGCCCAGGAGCGCCCGCGTTCGCTCGATATCCGTCGGGTCCAGTCCCTGAATCTGCTCGGTGCGGGCCTCCCCAGCCCACCGCTCGGTAGTCCTCTTCGATGCGGACAGCCCGAGCCGCTGGCAGTGAGGGGTGATGTACGCTGCCACCTTGGCCGCACTGCTCGACGGACCGAGCTCACGCCACGCGGTCGCCGCCATGCGCACGCCGAGCGCACGCCGCTGTGGAGCCGTCATGTGCTCAACGGTCTCGGGTGCTAGATGGTCGAGCTGGCTTTCCATGGCTACGTGTCGAGTGTGAAGACTTGGTCCTCGGGTACCTGGTCTGCGCCACGCGCGGCCGAGCTTGTTATGTCGATCGTCAGCCCCTCGAGCACCAGTGTGTTGACCAGCTCGCCACCGTCGGTGACCTCGATCGACGTGGAAGCCATCGGCTGACCGTTGGGCCGGTATTCGTAGAAGCGATTGGCCGTGGTGGCCGCCACCGCCACCGACGAGACGACGGTCTCGTCGTAGTCGTGGCGCACCACCAGCTTGTGGCTGTGGTCGGTGACCACGCGCCCGAACGTGTGAACGATCGACAGAGACCCGGCGCCCCACGGGTTGCCGGGCTCCGAATAGATCCAGGGTGTCCGGGCAAATATCGTGACGTAGCCGATGCCGCCATCGTCGAAGCGGTCAGCACACTCCAGGAGCACGCGCCCGTCGGCGGTGAGGATCACCACGCGTCCCGAGGGATTGCTCGACATATCGCGTGTGGTCCACCGGGTCCCGCGGTGCCACCGCTGGGTGTCTCGGTTCCAACGAAAAATCGCAGCGTTGACCGTGTCTGCGCAAATGACGTCGCCAGTGGACTCGGAATAGACCACGATGTCGCCGCGCGCACCCGCCGCGTATGCTGCATCGAGCGGCTCTCCGACACGCAACACGGTGAGCCCGCGAGACAGCAACCGTGGAGCCAGGCCGGGGTCACAATCACGCTCTGGGGGCGGTGTGCCGTAGATGAGCCCATCGGGCGTGGATGCAATCGCCGACTGCCCACCGCAGCCGATATCCAGCGCGAGCAGCGCGGGCACCGCGTACGAGCCCTGGCCTGTCTCGGTCGGTCCGTCGCCCGATACGACGCTTGCGCTGGTGCCGGTCATGATCACGACGCGGCCGTCAAGCTCGGCGACAGCCGTGACCTCGCCCGGTCCGTTGTGTCGCAGTACCAATTCACCCGGCCAGTGGAGCCCAAACACCGCACCCAGGCCAAAGTCGCGGGATGCCACCGTGTAGCGCACACGCTGATCGGCAGCCGGGTCGCGGCTCCATATGCGCGAATTGACTGCCGCGGTGAAGTCGGTGACTGAGGTCGGGACCGAGAACAGGACGCCGCCGTCGCCTACGAATTGGTCGAGGATCTCCCGCTGTTGAAGCACTTCGTCAGTCAAGACGAGGGCCAGGGTCAGTATGACTGAATCAGTGCCAAAGACCGCCAAGCCATCGAGCTCTCGATGCAGTTCTACACCATTGGCGATCGAACGCCAAAAGACCAATCGAACATTGGTGTGTTCGGTCTGAGTCAGGCTAAAATGCGGGACGCTGATCGCCGACGAGGCGGCCACCGTAATCGTAGGATAGAAGGTTGGTGCCGATCTATATAGCTGGCCGGTCTCGTCGGTTCTCTCCCATGTGATAGCGACAGTATACGTCCCAGCGCTCGTCACACCAGCCAATGCCACCTCAATGAGATCGCCACTCGCCTCGGGGAGTTCGTGCCAGTCGTGCTCTCCCACCACCTGCCCCGCATACATACGTGGTGAGCCACCGTGAGCATTCACCGCCACTCCGTCAATAACCGCTGGCGAGGCGGGGCCCGCGTTTGGGTCCCATCGCAGCAGAGCCGTAACGGGCGAGCTGTCGGTCAGGGGATCTACGGTGGACAGTTGCCATCCCAATACTATCGCTCCTGTTGGGTCAAGGTTCAGCCCAGTGTGTGGGGTCCTCAGTAGCCTCTCCCGGAAGTTCTCGGATAGACCAACGGCGAGGCGACCTACGATCTCACCCGTTACATGAGCCTTCAAGAAAACACCATTCCGGAAGATCTTGGTGTCGAAAAACTCACCCCCTAGCAGCGAGAATGCGCCAACAATCTGGCCGGATAGAATTTGTAGTTGGGAAACCAGAGCGCTTCGCCTCTCGGCGCGACGAAGAATCTCATCGCCGACTGTCACGTCGTATACGCGTAGCAGGCGGTTTGTACCCTCGTCCGTCTCAACCCACACCGCAGCCGTGGTCGAGTCCAGCGCGCCAACGGCGATCGCGAATGGGTCCTGGCTGATATTCACGATTCGCTGGAACTGTGCCACAACAACGCCTGTCGCGGTGTCCACCTCGTCGATGCCGGTGTTGAAGCCATCAACGCCCACCGTTGCCCCGCTCACTGCCCATGCAATGCGGATGATTGTCCCTGCAATAGGCGCAGCAAATATCGCAGCATCGGTGGCGACCAGGCCATGGACCCGGACGTACGTGACGGGGGTTCCAGTCTCGGGAACGACGCGTATATTCAGGGTTCCGCCACCACCATCAACATCCCATGCGATGACGGATACGGGGCTCGTTTCATGACGTGTCGCGGTCTGGTCCCATGCTCTCGACGGGTCAACAAAGGCGCCGAACGATGCAAAGCTCAGCGATGATCCTGGCGACCAAATGGTGGTCACTAGTTCGCGTGTCGGCAGTTCGTATGTCACCACCGCCCGATTGGCGTCGTACGTACTGGCACGAGGCCGCAATCCCACTGGGTCGATCGTCTCCGAGCTCTCGGTGTGGGTGCTCACGATGTCGACGACGGCTCCGAGGGTCGCCACCTCTTGGGCGACGAACGTGCACACATCGCCCTCCGAGTTCACGACTGTGGCCGCGTCGCAACTCACGACATTGTTCACACTGTAGTTGCGGACGACGGTCTGCCGCGCCCGTGTCCTTGTCCATGGGCCGCGTAGCACCCAGTCGCCGCCAGCCAGCACCACCAAGGGCGGGGAGACGCGGACGAAGAGATCGGTATTCACTTCCCAGATCTCGGTCGAGCCGCTGGAATACTCGATCCCGAAGATCGACCGGGGCGGCACCACCGGGTTGCCGGGTGTGGCCGCGGCGAAGGCTGGTACCTCGAGGAATGCATCGGTCCGCGGGTCGGTGAGCGTATCACTGACACCTTCGAGCGTTACCGAGAAGACGGTGCCATCGGCCAGCCAAGAGTGCACCCTGACATCAGCGTCCTCACCAAAGCCATTCTCCAGTAGGACCGCGCAAGCCAATGGGTTGCCGAGCGCGTATACAGCTGCCGCTGTCGCTGTGGATGTCTCGGGCGAGGCATCGTCATATGACGAGAGCACGCGAATCTCTAGGTCGGTGGTGCTCGTCCAGTACGCGAACACAAAGCGATTGGCCGACTGTGCCAATGCCGCGGCATCGGTGAATCTGACGAATACCACCGGGGTGTCAAACGAGCGCTCCCAGCTCAGTTGGAAGAGGCGCCCGCCGTCGATGAGCGCCCCCACCACCTCATCGCCAGAGACCACGAACTGGCTGTCTACGACAGCGACCAGCGCGCCCATGGGCTGGTTGTTCGTCAATCGCTCCCCAGTGTCTTCCCTGCGCATCACGTACGTCACCTGGCTACCGGTGGCCGTGTCGAGCAGGAGATCTGCGCCCTCAAGGTCGGAGACGCGGATCGTCGTTCCTGCGGTATCCCAGCCGAGCGCTGGGATTGTGGGGCTGTTCGTCTGCCGCCATCCGGCCAGCCACTCAACCGCGAACTCTGACGCCTCGACGATGGCCACGGTTTTCCGTGCCGTTGAGGATGATGAGAGTACACCCGGGGCACTGGCCTCGGCGTTGACGGTCGCGCCCACGACGTCCAGGTCTGCCATGTTCAACGTGTTGTCTGCGGCCGACAGCCACACCGCGCCAAAGGGCCCTGGTGTCGGAAACAAGCCCGCCGAGTGATCGGTCAGGTACGAGTCTCCGTCAGGCGGCGGATTGGATACCGCGAAGTCACGGACCGAGGCGAGGGCATCGACCCTATACACCCGGTAGGTGCCATTGGTGAGGAACCCGGCGATGGCGTTGTCACGAAGGGTCGCCCAGGACTGCGCTGGGGCGCCACGCAACTCGTCGAGCAACGTGGTTGACTGGGTGAACGTCAGCGGGTCCTGATCCGTCAGCTCAAGCGTATCGGCCACCAGCGTGCCGCGCGTGATGTTGAAGTTGCTCACGTACGAGATCACGAACTCTTCGCGTGACGAGAGGATCGCCTTGATGTTGGCGATACCCGGCGCCCTCTGCAACGGGCTGGCGCCGTTGGCGCTCTGCAGGAGCCCGGTGGCTGTCGTGGCGTTCAGGCTCTGGGTGGCCGTCCACCGCAGAACGTTCGGGTTGACCGCGTCGGGCGCCACAACCATCGTGACGGTGTTGACCGGGCCGGCGAATCCGGTCATCTCCGCGCTCACCACCTCGGGGTCGCGGTTGGCCCGGACGCGCAGGGCCGTCGATGCGAGGTCGCCAGGGAGTGGCACCGTGATTTGGCGGTTGCGGTCCGCGCGATCTTCGAGCACCTGCAGTGCGGTCGTGATCTCGCCCGCGGTGGCGGTACCCGCTGTCTGGCTACCTGCCGCGCCCTGAGCGCAGACCTGCCTGGAGTACAGCTCCGCCTTTGTCTCGAGGACAAGCTCGGGCCCACGGTGCCAGATTGCCCGGGTGTCATCCGCCGGAATCAGGTCGGTGGGGTCGCCCGAGCGCACGAGGCTCACGATGTCGTGGCCGGTGGCTTTTTTGATGACACCGACCTCGTCCATGGCAACGTTCTCGGCAGCCAGGAGGGTGCCCTGGGTGATATCGCTCGATCGAACACCGAGGCCGAAGCCGCGACGGAATCGTATGGGTGTTGTCATTGGTCCTCCTCGAGCGCTCGGAGTCGCTGGCTGATCTCTCTTCCGTCGAGGATTCGACGAGTTTGCGCAGCGGCCAGGTCACGGTCGAGCGCGGTCTGGCCGCCCATGCCGAAGCCCTTGCGCTTCACCGACTTCGACAGCGGCTTGATGGTCGGTACCACCGCGGGCCGCTCGGCTTCACTCTCGCCTGGCAATGGGCGGAACTCACCCGCCATCAGAGATGGCCTTGTCCAGGGTGCCGACGCGCAGAATCGCGACCGTAACCGGCGCCCCATCGACGCGGACCACAAGCTCCTTGGCGAGCACCTCGTCGATGACGAGACGGCCGCCGTTGGTCACGATCTCGTACACCGAGCTCTTGGCCGCCCTGGGGCGCTTGATGTTCGAGCGGGTGCCAGCGCGGAGTCCACCGGGCGGGAGCTTGATTCGGCTTTCCTTCCAGGTCATGGGGGCACAGTACCACACCGCCGATCAGGCATGGCATGCGTGCCAGCGAGTGATCAATACCCGGAAACGTGCCCGCCCATCCCGAAGTCGTCCGCATCGAGCACGCCGAGGTCATCCTGCCGACCTCGGAGGGTGTTGAGTTGCACCGCAATCTCGGATGCCTTTGCCCGCGCCCGCTGAAGTTCTTTTGCCTCCTCGCGCGTGACCATGCCGATCCGCACCTCGTTCGCCAGCCACGCAAACGCCGGTTCCGCGATCACGTCCACCTGGATGACATCATCGTTGTCGTCGGTGGGGTCGCCCAAGCTCGGGGCCTGGGTCCGGTAGCCCAGGGTCACCAGGGTGCCGGCAGGGACGTCGGGGAAGAACCTGATCCGCTGCGGATACGGGACGTCGGCTTGCAGGTTCTCGTCAAACTCTTCCCCCGGCCCCTCGAGAAAGTAGTGCGGACTGGAAGGGTTCTGGTCTCCGTCGTACCATCCGCGCTCTTCGGCCGCCGTCGGGTCTACACGGTACACGCGCTGGCGCCTGTCGAAGTCGTCGCGCCTGAGCGCCTGCAGGGACAGGAAGTTGTTGGGCAGTGTGAGCGTTGGCCCCGCGGCGGTTAGGGTCAGTTGGCGCCGGGTGTATCCGTATCCGTCCTGCCACCCTGCGCTGATCGCGAAGTGCAGCTCTCGCCACGCGTCCAGGGCGTACCGTCGTCGGTCAGTCCTGGTGACCGGGCCGGTGTCGCCGCCGCGGTGGGAGTAGCGATCGGCACGTAGGAGGATGTCGGCGTAGCTGGCGGGGAATGACATGGCGCCAGGATACCACCTGCTCGCTGTAGGCGGACCCCCCCCTTTTGCCGTGACCTACCAGGGACCACTCGGTCCCAAGGGCTCTGCCCAACAATCCTGCCGCGGATGCGGCTACCATTCTCCGGGGCCCCCTGGTCACTTTTCAGGGGAGAGTCCGGATCAGACCCACACCGGAGCGTCGGTGCTGGCTCCACTCGACGACACGGTCCCCGTCGCACGTCCTACCGGCGAGTCGAGCTCGCTCCCAGACTGCAATGGTAGGGGATCGCATCGGCCAGAAGAGCCAGCGACAACCGGGGTCACACGCATCACCCGCGCGGTCGAGTGCTCTTCGAGAGCGACCGTGCGGGCCATGTTTCGCGATGGACGGGGGGTGTGGTGCCTCATGCGCTCAAGGGCAGACGCGGCGAGTGGGCCTTCTGTCCCAGCTTCGTCAAGATACGAGGGGGTCGGCTTCATCCGGTCACGGTCGGAGCATCCCACCGCTTTCCTGCCTACTGTCCAAGTCCGTGTCCACCATCCAGCGCACGAAGGACACAATCCATCGGCCTGACCAGCGTGCTGTGGGGTGGCGTGCTCGGTCGTGTGCTCAATGGGGCGATGCCAGCATTGCAACAGAGGCGCGCGTACTCCGTGAACATGCCGGGGGGCACTACGGGGGAACGTCCCACCATGGCCTTTGTACGGGTGTTCGCAGTCTTCGGCCTGTATCTGGCCCTCGGTCTCTGACGGCGCGGACGCCGCATCGCTCCATTCAACACACGACGTCTCACCGTCGATGCCGTGCCGCCATTTGGCCACTCGCGGCGTTGTCGGACCCTCACGACGAGAGGGCGCCCGTGGCGGGTCGCTGTGCTCAGTGCTGGGACCGGGAGTCGAACCCGGATTGCCTGCTCCCTGCCGCAGTGGTCTGCCGCGAGGCTTTCTTCCTTGCGTCTGGGCTTCGGTCCCATGACGTGGTGCAGGGTGGCACTCGCGCTCACGATCGCGGTCGTCTACCGTTCCGACATCGCAGCATTCAACACAGCGACCCATTGCTATCGACGTGGGTCGAGCCCGCCGGCCACATGCTCGAACCGCGGTGAGTGACGCTCCCGCGGTTGCCACTGTCAGGGGATGCCTGTAGAGTGATTTCAGCATGTTGCAATGCTGAGTCTGAACCCTACAGACTCACCCGTCAACCCCTGGGACCCGACCGGGTTGCCGGGGGTTGGCTTTTTCGGGGATGAAGACGCGGGCCCAGTTGCCGATATGCCGGGTGCGCTGGCTGCGACAATAGGCCGCAGGGCCACGCCAGAGCCAGGTGCTACGGTCGCGTCATGACCATCAACACTTTCCGTCTCGAGGTCAGGTCTACGCCCTGGCTCACCATCGTGATCACCGACGCCGAGCAGGATACCCAACCCAAACATCGCGCGTATCGCTGACGAGTGGGCACAGCTCAATGAGCGATGGCAGGCGCTCCACGGCAGCGACGGGGAGCCGCTGGCTGAGTCAGGCGAGCAATACGATGCCCTCGCCCGACAGCGCTAAGATCGTGGTTTCTGGCTATAGCAGACTGTATTGGGCATCAAGCCCCGATCATTCGTCCCTGGGGGCGAGCACCATCCACGCCTTGCCGCACGACCAATCGACGCGGGGCCACGCGCAGTCGCACCACAGATCGTTGAGATCCTCATCGTAGTGGTCATCGTTGCAGCTGCCGAACTCTTCTCGTATCCAATCCTCGACATCATCGATGTGGTCGCGAAACTCTTCGCCGTTGGTGTCGCCAGTCAGCCACCGGCTGTCGATACGGACGTGGAAACACTTGGGACGGTGGTTGATATTCCAGACGATGCACAGCGCCTGCCCGTCGCCGAACTGCCGACCAACGACGACAGGGATGATCGTGTTGCACGTGTCGGGGACGAGATGCGTCTCCGATGGAAGGATGGAAGGAATGCGAAGGGTCTTCATGATCAGAAGACGAGCGAGTACCCCTTGCGGTCACAATTCTTTGCGAGGGTGCCCGGATAAGGGCTGACGTTTTTCGGAGAAATCGACGGGGAAATTGTGACCGGAGGGGGTGTATGTAACGAGGACAGCAGCCCACCGCGTCCCGCTCATCAGTAGGACTCCGACAGCCCTCGTGACGCATGTCCGGGCGAGCCCGCGCTTGAGGGTGGGGAATATGGCAAGCGCGTTGCCGACGTGGAGTGTGCCGCTGGTCACGCCCGAGGCCTGCCCTGCCCAGCCATCCGTCTCGCCGTCCAGTCGTGGAACCGCGTCGCCCATCGTCCGCGAGTGACGAGTAGCGGGTGAGCGACGAGCTGGTGGATATGCCACCAGAAGGTATTGCGCATTTTTGCAGGGTAGCACTTCTTGCGTGAACCCGCTGGCCCTACAGGGCGGCTCAACGTCCCAGGCTGTGGTATGATGGTGCCCATCTGCTACTCGACACCTTGCCGCCGGCCAGAGCCCGATCTGGTCGAGTAGCATCCCTGGATACCGGGCCGGCTGGCGACCTTGAAAGGATGAATTGTGGGTGGGAAATCTCGTGTACGTCTAGCAGCCGTAAAAATACGTCGTCATTTCGCCCTTGGGAGACTGACCGTCGAACGATTCCAGGGTGGGGTCTGGTTCAGCAACGTGGATAATGGGCATGCGTGGCTGTCAAACGAACTCCTCTTTGCGGCTGAAGAATACGCCTGGTCCGGTACAGGCCGCGAGACGCTGTTCAACGTCTCGGGCTATGGCCTATCCGTCGCCAACGGTAAGTCAACCCTGCGGCTGGGGGGCACGTACGGGGACAGGCACGACCTGCCGACACCGGGGGTCATGCTCACCGCGCTTCAGGACATGGGGATCAGTGGCCCAATACCTAGAGCATTCGGCCACGATGCCGCTGTCTACTTCGAGTACAGACACAAGATGCCCCGGCGCATGTACGCAGGCGGGGACGGGCAAACCTTTGTCGATGGTCACCCAGGCGAGCCCGACCGTTGGGAGCATGCCGCCGATATGACGGTATGGCGTGGCCAAGCGCACACTACATTTTTGCTGAGATGCTTCCGCCCAAGCGAGTCCCCTAATTACTTCTGGTTGTCTATGCCCAACGTCGTTATTGACGAGGCATCCAAGCACGACGACGGGGCGAATGTGACCGTGGAGATCGATGACTACAAAGTGACGATGTGGCTGAACAGAGTTGTGATCCAGCACGGGTACACCGATTTTTACAAACCGTGGAAGCAAAAAATGGAGTTCTCGACCAACGCCCATGCCCTTGCTGCGTGGCTGCGAACACTGGCCCTGACGACGTCATGCGAGGGGTGCGGCGAGCCCATCGACAGGGGATCGAGCAGAGACCACCGATCATGTCCGATCCAGTAATATCTACACCGCTAAGGTGCAGTTTTTGGTGGCACATCCACCAGCTTATTGCCCACCCGTTACTGGTCAGAGGCTGATTCTGTCAAGTAGCTAAGAGGGGCCACGATGCCCGATTGGCCAGAGCAATGAGGTATGATCTTTTGGACCCCGGAATCAGAGAGGTCGTGCGGTGGCTTCGCGCCGCTGGGTTCGACACGTACGACAGCGGCGATGGGGTGTCCAAGACGGATTGGATCGCAAGGGGAACCGCAATGCGTGTGCCGCACGTATTCATCCGTACGACCCCGGCAGCGATGACCACCGATGCTCGCGACTTGTTGTGGGCTGTTCGCGCGACTGGCGTGGATGTCCAGAGTAGCCTCGTTGCGCGTGGTAGTGCTGTGACCGTCGAAGCATGGTACTGCACTGTCACAGACACTGCGTGGATGTGCCTGGTCGGTTTCGATGATGCAGCGCTGCCGTCTACACCTCACCCATCGAAAAGAGCGACCGAGATCAAATCATGAACGAGCGAACACCGACCATTATCGATGCCATCAATCACCTACTTGGCGATGGCGTCGCCGTCCAGCTCGGTGTCGTCAACGAGGACGGGACCCCGGTCGAGCCCGACAAGGCGCCGCAGACCCAGCAAGCGGGCGAGGACACCAAACCCCTCGGCAGCGCCAAAGAGGTCAGCCAAGCCATTACCGAGAATCCGCCCCAGGATACCGTGTTCGTCGTCGTATCGGCGGAGTGGAAGTCATACGGGCTGTGGCTTGCTGGCCAATATAGGCGGCCGGACTTGGACTTTGTCATTGACGAGAATCGGAGCTGCGCTACACCTGACCGCGCGCCCGAGCCTGATCCGCAGTGAGCTCGGTGGTCACCGACGGGCTCGTCGTCGGCCCTGGACCGCGAGCGATATCGGTCGCCTGCGGGGGTGGCTGCAGTTGTTGCGACGTCTGCGCTGTCGGATAGCCTGGTAGCTGGCTGATGCTCATCGGCAGCCGGTAGGCGCGACCAAGGGCAAGAAGGCGATGCTCGGGCAGCTTCTTGCGCAACCTGTTGATCTCGTCTCGGAGGTTGGTTCGTGCCGCCTCGTAGATCGCCGGGTACACCTCGCGTAGCACCTCGGCCTCGAGGTCAGGGTACGGCTCACGCATGGTCGAGGTCACCGCTCCAACCGGATTTGCCACCGCGTCGACACGCCGCTGCCAGAGGTGGCGCTGTTCTTCGGTTGGTGCCCACGACACCGCGAATGGGGCGTCTTGGTACGGACTCTTGGGCGCGTGCTCGACCAGGTAGTCGCGGGCGCGCACCGTGGCACCGATGGCGGCCGGGGCAAGGGTTGGCACCCCGCGGGTGACCGCGGTGGCCCGCTCGGCTATCATCTCCGGCGTCTGGGATCGGAGGTCTGCGATCTGGCTGGCGACCACCACGGGCGTCCTGCGCCCTATTCTGCGCGTCGTAGCCGACACCGCCACCTTGGCCACGGCCCGGGCGACCTGTGAGCGAGTGTTGTTCACCGCGCTTGCCGCCCTGGTCTGGGCTGTTGCTGGGAGCACGCCCGTTTTGCGCAAGGCGTTGGCGCCCGCGCGGAACCGAACCCATATCGACAGCGCATCGCCGACGACTGGGATGTCACCAACCGAGGGTATGCCGACGTCCACACCGGCCTCGCGGGCAAACTCAGCGGCTCCAAGGGTGGTCTCCGCCGCTTGGCGCACGCCACCGAGCCGACCGCGGAACAGCTGGCCGACACGGTCACGGATTCCAGTGGTTGCTGCCGCGTCACCGCCCGCAGCCTGAGCCGCAATCGTGTTGCCCTCGTCGATCGCGCTGCCGACCGACCGCTCGAGCGCGGTGAGCTCCGCTCCGGTCTCATCCAGTTGGGCCAGCACCAGGGCGCCGCGGTCCTCGAGTTCGTCAGGCAGCGCCCGGGCCAGGACATCGGGGCTGGCCGTGGCCAAGTTGATATCCCCAAGGTGCTCGCCCGCATCGCGAAGCCACTCCTGTGCACTGTTCGCCGCTGCCTGGTGCCTGGTCGCTGCGCTCTGGGTTGCATCTACCACTTCCTGGCGAACCTGTGGTGGAATCGGCAGGTCATCGAGTCGCGATCCCAGTCGGGCGAGGTCATCACCCTGGGCGGTGAAGGCGCGGGTCCCCTGGTCGTCGATGTGGGTCGCCAGATCTCCGAGTGCTTCTCCAGTCCGCTGCTGCGACCTCTTGGAGACCACCTCTTCGAAGGTCAGGCCCCTGCCCGAGAGCGCGGGCTGATCCAAAGCAGCGAACGCAGCCGGGTCGATCTCGTCCACGTCGCCAGCCAGTCGGCGCGCCAGCCGTGAGCGTACCGCCCTCGTCGCCTCGCCCGCGAGGCCGATGCCACCGCCGATGCCACCACCCAACAGACCACCGATGCCCGCTGCGCTGACGATCGCGGATGCGCTGAATTCGGGATCCTCTTCCAGTGCTTCGCGGGCGAGGAACGAACCGACGCCCGTGGCCGCGCCCTCGACAGCGCCGCCCAGGGCCTGAGCACCGACACGTGACAGCGGCTTTGTCCCGCGTGCTGCGATCTGGCCGGAGATCGCCGACAGTCGGGCCGCAGGGGACAGCCGTCCAAGTCCCACGAGAAAGCGAGCCTGTGACCCAGGCAGGAGCGCGCCGCCCACGCCGCCAGCCAGCTCACCCACTGCAAAAGCGGTAGCGTTCTCGGCTCGTCGGTCGCGCTGCTCTTCGCGCTCGAGTCGGGTGGTGCCGGCCAGGGCCAGCTCAGACAGGTTTTGGGTGAGCCCCGCGCCCACCCCGCGGACCCCTTCCAACAGCGTGTTGGTCAGTCCCCCGTGGCGCTCTTTGCGCACCGCCGCCCGAGTGATTTCGAGTTCGCGGTCGGCGCTGATCCGGTCGAACGACTGGCGGCGGATCTCCTCTTCGGTCAGCTCGAGGGCAGCGGCCTCACCCTCGGCACCCGAGATCGCCCCGGGGTCAACGGCGACGTGCTGCCCTGGCTTCAGCCTGTGGAATTCGGGGTCAAAGGCATCCTCGGCAATCGCAAGGTCTGCTCCGGTCGCGAGGTCAACAACGGTGATGGGCATGCGGCGATGATATCAGGTTCGCCTTGACGGTGAGCCCGTCGGCACGGGGATCACTCGACGGTGTTCCGGCACATAGCCATCGGCTGGCACGATGATCAAAGCGCCACACGCACAGCGCCACCGGAACCCAGGCGCCATCTGGCGCTCGGGACGCTCGCCACACAGGTCTGCGGGACCCCGCAGCGTGTCTTCACCGTGCTCTGCACACCACCCCGCACGAACAAGGTTGCGCAGTTGGTCCATCACCGACCCAAATGAAAACTCCCAGTCGGCGACCTGAAGAAGGGACCACACCTCGTATAGCCAACCGGGTCGTCGGCCGTCCCGCCGTAGCTCCTCGGCTAGGACTGTTGCTTCTTTTTGGTTGTAACCCGCAGCCTCCCACACCCCTTCCCAGCGCTGGAACCTATCCCGGTATTCGGGATCGTCCGCGTCACTCCCTGGCTCGTAGCGCACCACCACCCACACACGCTCGCCTGCCCGGATGCCGGCCCACTTCGCCTCCCGTGTGAGCGCCAGGGTTTGCAGTCGCGTTATTTCTGCCCGCAGGCTGTCTGCGGTCCAAAAAGTTCGCGTTGAGGCGAGTTCACGGCACGATATCCGACCAAATTCGGACCGTATGCAAATCGGTGCCGTTGTGCCCCACTATAGCGTCGCCTACCATCAATCCCATGCTTCCCGCGACCCCGGCCCTGTTCGACCCTCCACCCCACGGGCCATCATTCAAGCTCCCCTCTCAGTCCGACGTCCTGTGGGCTCGCAAGGGTGCCGTGTGGCATGCGTTTCCTCTGGCCCCTCGCGACGGTGTTCCGGGGGCCGCGGAGAAGAGTGCATGCCATCGCTTGACGTACACCGAGGCTGTTGCCGTCGCCTATGCCGGCATGACCGTCGAGGGCGCAGTGTGCGGCCCATGCCGCAGTGAGTGGATCATGGGCGGACGGTCGTGACCTGATATCAGAACGTGTGGCGCTGCCCGCCTCTTCGAGCTTGTGGACGTTCTCCCAGAAAGATCAGTCGCCGAGTATCTCCGTCGCCCGCTTTTGGAACTCGCGCCCCCTACCCCTACGACCCCTACGGCTTCTGGCCTTCGCAGCTTCCACACTCTCTCGCTCCCGCCGCTCATCGAACTCCTCGACGTCGCTCCGTTGCTGCTTGAGCTTTTTCCGCACGAGATCCATACGCTCAGCGTTCTCCTTGCGAGCCTTGACGAGCCGTCGCTCGCGGTCCCGGTCGCCGTCTTCATTGGCCTGCTCGATGCCCTCACCAATCTCTTGGTCACGGTCGAGAAGACGATCCAGCAACCGAGCGTTGTCCTCTGCTCCGATCTCGGAGCGGAGACGTTTGACCCTCACGCCCTCCACACCGCGGGTAGGCGAGAACTCGCCGACGCCCACCCCGGGCTGGGTGCGAGCCGCCGCTTGGCGGGCCGCCTCCTCTTCCTCGAATCGCGCCTGTCGCCTTGCAAACGCTTCGTCGGTCTCGTTCCCCCTCTGCGCAGGTGCCTCGCGCGGCCGAGATACCCGAGGTCCGGGACCCTGGAATTCTTCTCGGCCAACCGGGGTCGGGCCAGCCGCGCGTCCGATATCGCGCTCTCGCACCACGTCCTTCTCATCGAGCTTGGCCGCGAACTCCGCGGTAGTCAGTCCGTGCGTCCCGGTTCTGCGATCGAAGTCCGCGTTCAGGCTGGTCTCGACGTCCTCGAGCTTGGCCTCTGGCTTGTCCCTGGTGATCGGCACTGTGACCTTTCCACGGAAGCCAGCCGACTTGAGCTTGTTGCCGAATCCTCGAACCATCGTCGCCTGCAGTTGGCGCAATGCAGGTGTCGGGTCGTCGACTCCTGTGAGATCTCCGCCCGCCAAGTCGTCCAGAATCAGCCCTGTTTGCTGGTCCAGCGACTCCCCCAGTAGCGCATTTTTCATCCCCAGCGTGATTTGTGCGCCGGTGGATGCCATCCGCTTGCCCTCAGCCGTGGCGATACCCTTCCGTGTGAACTCGAACCCATCCGCGGCTCTTTGCGATATCGCCGTCTCGATCAGGCTGTTCAGCTCTTGAATGGCGGCCACCGACGACGCCAACTCTTTGGCCTCCGCGACATCGCGCGCGATGAACGGCGTATTGTCGGGGCGCCTGAGCAGGCGCCCGTCGTCGAACGGGTTGCTCACCCCTTGCTTCTCGATCAGCTCTGCGAGCTTCTTGCCCTCGGGTCCGGTCCGGGCGATCTCGCGGATCTCGGACCGGAATCGGAGCAGGCCCGTCTCCTTGTCGCGCCCTCGGCCCCTACCCCGCCCGCGCCGTTCCTCCTTGGCCGCCCGCGCCCGCTTCTCCCTGGCCTCGGCGTTCAGCTTCGCGATCTGGGCTCGCTCCTTGGCGGCCCGCAAGGCCGCAGTCTCGGCGACCACCGCGCTCTTGGCCTTCGCAGCATCAAGCTGGTCTTGGGCCGCGACGCGAACGCCGAGCAGGGCTTGCCGGTCACGCTCGTTGCCAGCGCGGGCGATCCTCACGTCCACGTCCTGCAGGATGTCCTCGAGCACGGCCTCGTCGGCTGCGGCGTCGAGCAACCGTCGTCGGTCCTGTTGTCGGGCCAGATCCGCAGCACGGTCCACACCGAGCCGCACCTCTTCGGTCACGGCCTCGGTTTCGCGCTGAAGCACGTCCTGGGCATCGGTTCGAAGACGCGCGAACACGGCGCCGAAGTTGGCTGGCCGACGCTGGTCGGTCGCGGCCAGCGCTTCAGCGACCATCTCACCGATGGTGCGACCGATGAGCTCGGGCGCTCCCTTGCGGATGACCTCGATCCTGCGCTCCTTGGTCCGGGTGATCTCGGCCTGCTCCTCATCACGAGCGCGCTGGCGCTCGTCTTCGTCGACCACAGCCTCGGCGCGTTGCTGGCGCTGAGTCTCGATCACCTGCTGCTGAGCATCGAGCCGAGCCCGGCTGGCCTCTGCCTGCTGCCTGGCATCGGCCTCGGCTCCGACCACTGCGGCCTGCTCCTGGTTGGCTGCCAATTCGGCATCCGTCAGCTGCAAGGCAGACACGGTCTCTTGCTGCTGCGCAATGAGCGCGTCTCGCTTGGCCGGGTCCTGCTCAAGGGCGATCTGGGTTTGCAGATCGGTCGCGCGCCGCCGGAGGATCGTCCGCTGCTCGCCCAGCTCGCTGACGTTGGTGAGCGTGGCGCCCAGCTCTTCGTTGACAGCCAACGGGTCGGGTGCGGGCGCGATTGGTGGCGGCGGCGCCACCACGGTCTCGCGCTCGATGGCTACCGGCTGGGCGGCCTGGATGCCTGGCGCTGGCAAGAATTCCTGTGGTGCCGAGGGGGCTGGCAGTACTGTGGGCTGGGTTGCCGCGATCACCTGTGGTCGCTCAACGATAACGGGCGGGAACTCCCCAAGTTCCAGCGGTTCCGGCTCCTCTATGGGTACCGGTGGGGCGAGTGTCTGTGCTGGCAGGCTACCGACTGGCTGGAACTCTCCCGCGAGTGGCGGCAAGGCTCCTGGCACCCGAGGTGGCGGCAGAAGCGTCGGTGCTGCGAATGGCAGTGGCTCGAGTGGTGGTGCCGCTATGGCTTGCGCCACACCAAAGGGTTCAGGGGTCGAGGGGTCGCCATGGGGCATGGCTCCACGATATCACAAAGCGACTGGACGACCGCCTTGTCGGTCTGCCACGATGGGGTCATGAACCTCTCGGCTGATATCGACCTGGGTGATGCCGAGATTTCGATTCCGGTGCGTGCTTCTCTTGCTTTGCCTGCGGAACTTGCACTGCGCATCACCACCGCCCATCGCGCCATGGTGCGGCGATGGCGTCGTCGGTTCGGCGACGACAGCCTGCCCGCGATATCCTGGTCTTGGCAGCAGAACATCCTCACCGCGTCCTGGTCCATGGGTTTTCACGAGCCCAGTGCAGATGTTTTCTTCCCCGATTGGTCACATGACCGCCCCGTGATTTCCCGCCTGAATCTGATATGCGCTCGCGTGATTCGGCGACTATGGACGAGGTGAGTGTCAACGTCCGGGTCAAGATCAGCGCAACAGCGTCTGAGTCAGGAGCCCAGTCTCGAAACCGATCTGGCCACCGGTGCGTGCGCCCTTTCCCCTCTGACCCTCGGGTGACAGCGCGGCGCCTGCCGCCGCCCCGCCTGCAGTCAACAGCGCCGCGAGGACTCCGGGCTTGGCCCGTTCTGCCTGGGCTTGCTCGATGGAGATCTGTCCCGCTTCCAGGGCCGCTTGCAGCGCGATGTCCAGCCGCTCGGCACGCTCGACCTCGGCAGCCTCGGCCTCGGCAGCCCGACCCGCGGTCTCCCCTGCGATCTCGGCTCCGGCCTGGGCCAGTGCAGCGCGCCCGCCCCGTTCCGCGAGCAACCGCCCGGCACCCCGCCTGCCAGCGACCCCGGCTTGGATGCGCCTCCCGAGAGCACCCAAAAGACGTTCGCCGCCCTCGAGCACTCGCTGTCCTGCGGTCGGTGCCTCCTGTCGTGCTCGCAACCGCTCAGCGAGACGCCGACGCTGTCGCTGTGGGTCGAGTCTCGCCTCTGACAGCTCGACATCCTCCGGTCGCTGTCCCAGCAGAATTTCCCTTGCGGTGGCCATGCGAGCAGCCTACCACATGCCAGCGAAGTGTGGTCAAAGCCACAACACGGTCCCTGCCTTCGGTCGTCTATGCCCCAGCTCTCGGACTGGGGCATGGGTGCCAACGATATGCCATGTCGGGGCAATGGGCCACGCACACACCGGGAGGGCTGGCGGTCGAGGCGCCAGTCACGCACGGGGTTGTGGCCATCGGTCTACCGCAGGTGGGGGCTACCGGTCTACCGCGAGCGTCCGCTTGACCACGGCGGTCAGGCGCATCTTGACTCGACCGCCCTCTGCCAGTCCAGCCGTGTACACGTACCCCATGTCCCCCGGCGCCTTGCCCAGGCCAGCGTCAACCATGCTGTCCAGCGCGCTCGCCCGAGACTTTACCTCGATCTTTCTTGCTTCTTTGCCCACGAGTTCCGCGACGCGACCACGGGTCGCCTGGTGCTCTACGGCCTCGATTCGACAAGTGACGCGATCCTCTTTGCCCACGAGTCGCAGCTGGGGCGCCCGCTTGCGATGGGCCTCGAAGTGCTTGACCGCCTTCTTGATCAGACGCTCGACCTCGCGCTCGAGGTACGCGGTCTCGGGGTTGGTGGACTCTTCTGCGTCGGCCAGTTCTGCTGCCTTTTCTTTCGTCATGCTCTCTCTCGGTTGGTGTTCAGGATATCTTCAGGATATCACACGGTGTCTCGTCGGCAGGCGATCGCGGCGCAGGGGTGTGCGACGGGTGTCCCACCCATCTGTCACTGTCACCACTACGCTCAGGGTCGGGTTGCCATCGTCATCCCAGCCGGCGTCATCGAGCCGGATGGTGATTGACGCGAAGCTCGGGCCGCGCGGCTCGCTCAGCTCCTCGAAAGCTCGCTCGACGAAGGCCAGGAGCTTGGCCGTGGTGAACTCGGCCACCGTCTCCTCGTTCGGGTCCCTGTCGGCGAACCGTTCGTCACCCGGGCTCGGCTCGGGCACCGACGCCTCTACATGGCCACTTACCATCGGCGGCGCGTCGGGCTCAGGCTGCCCGCTCACTGGTGGAGGAATCAGCGCGTCGAGTCCGAGCCCCGCCAAATGCCTGGGGTCGGTGAGCTCGACCACGGTGATTCCTGCTTCCGGGAGCGCCGATGGGCTCCACTCGCTCGCGTCTGCGGGCTCGACCGGCTGCTCGACCGGCTGCTCGACCGGCTGCTCGACCGGCTGCCCGACTCCGAGCTGGCGCAGGTACGCCTTGACATCCTTGGGCGCCCCGGATGCGACGCCATCGTTTCGGGCTCGCTCACGGGCAGCCCTTGCCCAGGACACCAGCCGTCTGGCATGGGCCCACGGCATCGGCTTATTGGCGTCGTCCGCCAGGGTCACGATACATTGCCTGTTGTTGTCCAGCTCTGTGTCGCTGAACCGTTCCAGCACGCCCTTGAGCCTGCCGACCGGATTCGGCATGTACTCGCTGCCGGTCGGTTTTCGCGTCTTTCCGATCGTGCTGGCTTCGTAGATGGGGCGCGCGCGTCGGGCGCTCATGCCCATCACGAACTCACCACTCAGACTCCATCGAGCCATCGCCTCGTGGTAGCCCCATGTCTTGCCTTCGTTCGCGGCGAGGAACGCAGCGAATTGTTCTTCTCTGGTCATGCACACCTCTGAAGTCCCTGGCTACCCCGCCGCGTAGAGGGTATGCAGACTCGTGCGGCAGGGCGTGCCAGAGTCAAGGTCCGAGTCTGCCCGTTGACAATACATATCCGCGCTGGTGCCCGCAAGTCCTTTCCGCGTCGCGGTTTGATGTCGCGGCGCCTCCCTGGTGCTCGCTTGCGCCCTGGGTGGACATGCCTTGTCGGTGCGCGCCGGTGCGCGAGTACGCGAAATCATTGACCCTTTCACCTCAATCGAAGGCCTTAGAAGCCGGCGCCCTGGCTCGACACCAGAAAGCCGACCGCATGCGCGAATTCCGCCCACCATCGCCCGGACCCCGCCCTAGCCGTCGCCAACCTATATCTTATACAGGCGACGGTCGTGGCATATCGCCAGCCGCGGGTCCCGGGTACTACCCGGTCACGTGGTCCAGCTCGGACCGTCGCAGGGTTTCCCCGGCCAGCTGTGCCAGCACGCCTGACGCTCCGGGTCCGATTCGACGGTACTCCGGAGCAATGCGCGTGCGTTCGTGGCACTTGGCTGACAAGGGCAGGTGATTCGGATCGTGTGGGTCAACACGTCCGGCCGCCGCCAGTCTGCGAGGGTTGGCCTGATCCGGCTCATGAGCTGGACTGTGCGTCGATGCGAAGTTGCAAGGGCCAAATTGCCCCAGCAAGTCAAACTCCATAGACATAGACGCACAATCCAGCCCACGAGCCCCCGGGTGGCCGTACAGGGGTACCCCCCCTGGCTGCCGATCTCCTGCTCGTGGGCTGCGATGGACTATCCTGCAGATCCAGGTACACCGACGCATCAGACTAGCGAAGCCAGAACGCACGCGCAATACCTGGGCAGCGGCTGCAACCGCCGTTCCCTCCACGAGCAGTTGCAGCCGCTCGGATCGGTTTCCTGCAGAATGGCCCATCGCAGCCCACGAACCAAGGGCGGCCCCGTGGTCTGCGTGGGATCTTCGCTGGCTCGTGGGCTCGATGCCATGCTGATACCCGATTGTCCCCGGGGTTTGGGGTCGGGACGAGGATTGTGCTCCCGGGCCTACTCGGCCTGCAGCATCCACGTCAGCACAGCATCCAACCCACGAGGGCGGACGTACAACCAGGCCCGTCGCGGTGCCTGGACTACCTTGGCACTCATCGCACCTCGCACCGGCCACCCGCAGGTGATTTACATCCGTGACTTGACACGGCGGTGCGGAAACGTGTTTGATGAGATTGACCAATGCAGGGCGAGCGTAATGCACTCGCCCGACCGACGTCAAGCCACCCGGTCCACACGTCGCCCGACGCCCCGTCCTCTCGGGGTGTTCGTGGTTTCGGTGAGCGGTACCAATCGCCCGTCAGAGAGCTGGCAATACGCCATGTCTGGATCTCCGTGCCCGCAACAGGCATTCATCACGCCGGGGATATTGCCGAGGCATGCGTCGTGACCGTCTGGCTGGTTGGGGAGCCTGCAGTGGCCGCACACGCGATCTGGACACTCGGCGACGGCGATGCCCGTGTCGCAGTACACCCACAACCCCAGCAATCGTTCGGTGATCGGATGACCTCGCCACCTCATATCTCGTCCTCGAGCACGCGGATCAGGTCGCCGAGCCTGCCATGGGATATTCTCTTCGTGCCCTTCTCGGCGCGGCTCAGATGGCCGTGATCGAGCCCCGCTCGACGGGCTACGTCTCGTAGTCCGAGCCCCGCCCTCCGCCTCGCGGTGTACAGCAAGACACCGATGTTCTCCCACCGCGCCTCGATCTCGCGCTCTAATCCGCTTATAATCGCTAACTCGTCCGTTACGCGTTGCCCCATGCGGGCACCGTGGCAGGCCGAGTACCCCGCGTCAAGGTTTTGCACCCACTCCGGCGGGTGTTCGTGGTTTCGGGGTCATACAGCAAGCGTGGTCTGGCCAATCTTCCAAGTTGCCGCCTGGTCAGCTACCGCGCGAAGCCCAGACGCCAGCGCGAGATCCGCGTCGCCGCTGATGGCCACACGTTCATTGTACGCCTCTGCGAACTGCAGGAAGATGTCACCGTGACAAGGGGCTGGTGCGCAGACGCACACCATGCCAGCAGACCAGGATGCTGCCATGAGCACGTCGTGTTGGAAGTCCCCCTCGTTTTTCAACCGGCGATAGAAGTGACGGGCCGCGCACACGAGTGCAGCCGTCCCGTCACTGTCGCGTGTGTGGATCACTCCGCAGATGGGGCATGGTTTGCCCAAGGCGATGGGGTTGCCGAGTGGACCGGGGCGGGTAATCGAGTCTCGACGAGGCAGATCACCCGGCATCGGGCCGAGGTCTGTCTCGATACGGCAAACGACCATCCAGCCCACGAGGGCGAACGTATAACCAGGCCCGTTGCGGTGCCCGGACTACCTTGCTCGATGCCATCCCCTCCCTGTGTAGACCCGTAGGTCCTCGCCCGTTGTCGGGCTTCCTGCCTGGACAGTGTCACAGGGGATAGGTAGGATGGATTCGTCAACAAAGCCCCGCGAGCCTATGGCAACTCGCCCGCCCTCGTCAAGGGTCTGAGCCGGTCACGAGACCGGGGTAGGACTTCGAGCCCCTGCTCTCGAGTGGGGGCTTGGTGGTTTCGGCCAGGATGGCTCGGACTTCCATATCGATCTCGTCAGAGAATTCTTTGGACTGCCTCTGCTCTTCTGCCGTGAGCCAACGAGTGACGAAGCGCGGCGACCTCCACTGCGGCGGTCGGTATTCCAGGCGGTCCACCGTCCGTTGGATATCGGGACGATCGAGCTGTTGCTGTATCAGAGGGATCTCGTCGGGTGGGGGGAGGTTGCGCATCCACGCGCGCATGGCGGTTTCTGAGAGCATGGCAACGAGCATGGCGCGCGCAGCTCTTGCCCGTCAAGAGTCCGCCACCCTCGGGTTGCGCTCAGGGGTACTCCCCCTGGCTGCCGGTTTCGGGCTTGACGTGGCCACGCCTTGTCACCATGATGGCGTCATGTATGACCTGACGAGAACACTACGAGAACTCGAAATCACACAGACCGAGCTGGCGACAACGATGGAAGTGCCACCAAACTCGATTGCCCAGTGGTGCACCGGCAACCGCACCCCCTCACTCCAGAACGCGATGGCAATCACGGACGCTTTGGGCATCACGCTCGATGAGCTGGTCGGCCACCCGTCCACGAACGGTGCGGAGATGTCTCCCGCGTACCATGACGGATATGACGTCGGCTATCGCGGGAGTGCCAATCCAAACAAGCATGGCACAGAAGAGTGGGGGGCATGGATTCGCGGAAATCGCCTCGGGCGGCAAGCCCGTAAGGAATCGCAGCTCCCCAGATAGACACCTCACGATCCCCCGGTCAGCCGACACGCCGCCCGACACGCCCCGTCCTCTCGGGGCGTTCGTGGTTTCGGGTGTCGGTGGGGCCAACTCCAGGGCGAGGGAGCTTTCTGCTCGTGGGCTCACGGCCCGCACACCAGCGCTCTGCAGCGCGCCCGCTCCTACAATGGGAACGGTCGGCTCGTCGAACCAGCCGACGGTGTGCGAGGCATCAACCCACGAACGCCCGGGTAGCCGTGCCACCTCCATCAGGGGGCGTTCGTGGTTTCGGGGGACACCTCGAGCAGCGAGGACAGCGATTCGATGTCCATGACAACGAACAGTGGGCGCATTCCCAGCGCGCGAGCACCACCCACAAAGCACGACCGGCACAACAGGCCAGCGCCGCCAAGGGAGACACCGGTGAGATGGCGATACACCTCGTCCCATTGCTCGTGCGCCCACCAGGAGTGTCGCACACGTCCACCGCAGTGGTCGCAGGTCTCAGCCGAATATCCGAGAACGCGGAGAAGTAGCCAGGCCCTGATGCGAGCATGAACCCGTCGCGGCCGTCGCCAACGCGTCACGGAATAGCAAAACCAGACCCTCATGCGGCGAGCGTATGCCGCTCGCACCCCAGCGTCAAGCTAGTGCCTGGACTACTTCGAGCGACCCCCCCCCTCGCTGCGATCCCCCGTAGAGGCACAATGATCGCGCTGGCTTGCGCGACGGCCGAGACCTTGCCAGCCAGCTGCCGGGAAAGTGTCAGGTCGCGTACCTGCCGAGCCATGGATTCGGCGCGTTCCCTGCGCTCCACGAACTCCCGCTCACTGTCCGTCGTCAAGCGCGGCCCGAACACCTCCGACACGCACCAGCTGGCAGGCACCGCATAGGACCCGACCTCTCAGAGCACTGCCGCGTCAAACCCCCTCACCGTGACGACGAGCCCTCGCCAGAGACACCGATGGGGTATGCTGTCAGTATGAGGATGACAAGCTATTCGGATATCTCCACCGATATGGACGGACTCCATGGCGATCTACCCAGCAAGAACATTGCACGAGTCACCCTGACGGTTCAGCAATGATCACCATATACGTTGTGGACGATTCGGCGACTGCGAGACAGTGGATGGCGGGAATCCTGCACGACCATCACGTGATCCAATTGGATGGCAAAGAGCAGCTCGATCGCATGATCGATTCTCAGGGATTTCCGACCGCCATCGTCTCCGATGTCATGATGGATGGACCTCAGGGGTATGAAATAGCCCGGGAGCGTAGCGCAAGGGTGCCGGTCATATTGGTATCCGCCGTGGGGCCGGGTACACAGGAGAGTCGGGAGAGGCGTGACCAAGCACGCGTTCTCAAGGTTGCATTCGTGGCCAAGGAAAACGCCGAACGAGACCTCGCTGGTTTGGTCAAGGGCGCTGTCAGGAAAGGGACAAGACATGTCCGTGGGTACACTGGAGACACTACCGCTCGCTGAACTTTCGGCCCTGGGATTCGTCCTGGGGCTTTAACCGCCAACCACGGCACGGAGAGCGCCGCGCGGCCGGGTGACGGTTGAATCACAGTAGCTCCAACTGGCCGCGTTCCAGTTCGTCTGGAACAAGCTGTCCCTCGTCATGTCGCAACTTGTTGACCAGCGCGAAGTCGTTCTTCTCGTAGATCAGATCGCCATTTCGCACTCGGTAATACCTCGCGCCAGGTGTTTGGCCACCGGAAAATCGTGCTCGCAAGACCATCGCCGAGCCCCGTCCCCGCCGCATGGGGTATCTCCACCCGACGAGAAGAACAGGCATGGTGGACCGGTCACTGTCCCACCGGTATTTCATGGCGCGATCAGACTGAGTCATCGTCACGGACCCTCTTCGGAATAGATGGTGGCTGGTCACTCCACGGTGCCCACTCGCTGTAGCCATTGCTGGCGTGACGCTCCATCTGGTCCGGGCGACGCTTGACGGGGCTGCACCCAGTGCGGTTGTGCATCTGCCAGAAGTCCGGGCGCCCTGGCCATAGACCGATGGCATGCACCACCTTGATCCACCTGCCCACGGTGGCGCTGTAGTACCAGAGGCGCCCACCAGCCATGGGCAGACCGCGGAGGTCGTACTCGAGAGGAGTATGGGGTTCGATGACGCTCATGGGGCCACCGTGTCAACAAGGTGGCACGTCTTCTTGCGCCGTCGCTTCGCGAGCCTCTTGCGGCGCTTGGCGCAGTTCCGCTCGACCCGTCCGTGGTAGACCACCGTCGGCTTGTGCCGGTTCATGGCGCTACCGTCCCGATGAGTGCCTGCGCAACGAGCCAGTGCTCGATCGCCCCACCGAAGAACCGCCCGGCATACACGTCCAGGATGGCGGCGCGCTCCCCGGTCTCACCAGCGTGGACGCGCGCAGAGCGGGCATGTCCGGTGTACCCCGCGCGCAGACGCCGAAACCCCGCGACCGCGGTGCACGCCATGTGGTGGAGGCGCAACTCGGCCAGGACGCCAGCATCCGCCGAAACCGCCCAGTCCGAGTACCCCTCACGGCACAGTGGGCAGTCACCGAGCGGCCACCTCATACCGCCACCGTCCCCGCGCAGACCACAGCGTCGATGTCGTCGAGCAGGTCCTCGGCCAGGCCGATGAGGCCATCCCCGAGCAGGGCAGTGAGCTCCGCCGCCATCGCCCTGATAGTGGGCAGCCCGGCAAGCGCGGTGAATGCCTGGCTCGCGTGGCCATGGGCAGCGGTGAGGTCGGAGGTCAGCTCGTCGCGACAGGCCGTCAGCTCGGCGCCAGCTTCCCAGACGTTCGCCACGCGGACGGTGATGCACGAGGGCGCGTGATTGATGAGCGCTGCACGACCGCAGGACTGGCACGAGACGCTGATGATGAAGGCCATGATATCTCCTTTTTCCATATAGAAGACGACCAACACCCCCTCGCGGTCACAATCGCACGTCGCTTTTTGCAGGAAATCCGGAGCTCATCGATGGCGGTTCGAAAAGCTCAATGATTCCAGGCATCTGCGATTTTGTCGTTACAAGTGCCGCCAAGATGTGACCAGCGCAGGGGCTGAGTCGTCCTTTGGGTATGACGAACAAGTGGCGAAGGCCATACTCGGAAATCGTTGACAAGGTCGTGCGCCAGACACTCAAACACCCTGCGTGGAACGCACGGGGTGAGCCGGAAGACTTCGTCCGACTCTGCCACAGGGCCACTGAGGAGAACAGGACCCCACGGGGGCGGATCAGCGGCGAGGTCAGCGCGCAGCGCACGATCTCGCAGGAGATCGGCTGGTACGGGGTGGTGAGGCCGACATGATGACACCACAACCAACGTATGAATTTCGCTGGCACCCCAGCGAGGACACCGACCCGAACGCACCCTCGCAGCATCCGAGAGGAACCTACGAGGAGGCCAACCTGTGCGCCACGGCCTACCAGGCACGGATCGATCTCATCGCGCCCGATGGCAGCGTGGTGGCGACGGTGGCTCGCGCGTGAAAGACGGTGATGCCAGGCGACTGGCCGAGCGTACAGCGCCCATGTCGCTGCAGGAGCAAAGGCAGATCGGGTACGCCGATGACTACGGATGCGAGCTTTGGATGGTCCCCGCGTTCATCCTCGCGCACAGCGCCCTGACGCTGCTACGCGATGGTCTGCCCGAGCAGGCAATCGCAGCGTTCGAGGGCGCGGTCAGAGTGCTGAGGGCCAGGACATGACCCTCCAGGCCTTCGTGGGCCGAACGGCGCAACTCGTGGCGGAAGCGGGCATCCCATCCGATGAGGAGTGGTGCATGTTCTGCGAGGTGGCAAGCTCACCGTCATGGCCCGAGGGTGCGACCGAGCGAGCGTTCCAACTGTTCCGTCCCGACGAACCGGACTGGACCGTCGAGCTCCGGCGATTCTGTCGAGACTTCGACCTGCGCATCCCGCCACAGGCTGCCCACCGCGGGCGAGAGCAAATGGAGCTGATATGAGCCCAAACCACGCAACGACAGACATGATACCCGTCGTCGCATCGGTGCACGCAGTGGACATCGGCACACACGTGCCAGCGTCAGAGCGCCAGTACACAGGAAGCCCGATCGACCCGCCTGATAACATGCCCCATGTCTGGGACGAGCTCTGGCACGGTAGGTCGAGGCCGCGAGTCGAACACTTCACCGAATATCGAATCTGGCGGGACCGCGGGCTCCGCCTGCGAATCCGGGCAACGGCAAGCGGCCGACTGATTGGCATCTACGCCGCGGAAACAACCGGCAAGGGCACACGCAAACCACCTGCGCACGAGGACGTCGATTTGGCGGCACAGCTGGCGAAGTGGATGACGGGCAGTGAGAGCATCCACGATGTGGAGCCACTCGTGGAGCCGGTACTGCGCTACGTCAAAGACGTTGGACTACCGACGGGGACACAAATCACCCTAGTGCATGAGAAGCGAAATGGCATAAGCTCGACACCCGCCCTCTATCACGTGGTCTACGAGGGTTTGATGAGCCTGGCCTACTTGGTCTATGCGGATAGTCATGGTGGCCCTACGCGGTTGGTCAAGCGGTCCAAGCCCGGACCGTTCGGCCAGCAAATCATCGTGGGGCAGATCTCAGCTGAGCACCTACTCGCGACGGGGAGTAAGAGCTTTCTCCCGTGGTGGCTCGACATGGGCGAGGATGACCGGAAAGGACTCGCCCAACACATCCGAAGCGCGGCTGGCGCCATCATCGATCAACCACCATCCTGGACGTGGTGGCAGGCATGGGTCGTTCGCAACCAATACACGCTCTGGTATGAGCCGCTCGGCGTTCGAGCCTGGGCTCCAGGCTTGAGGTGCTCGATACGGGCCGCTGCGAATAAATATCTGCGACCCCAACGGAACAGCCCGCCGCCCGCGACTGCAGTGCAGGGCTCTCTATTCGACACCACCGCAGACAGGGAGATGCCATGAGCGCAAGACACTGCTGGCAGGACTACGAAGAGTATACCGAGCTCCTGTTCGGCGCGTCGTCGTCTGAACACATCGCCGCCCTCACGGGGCCAGGCAAGACATGTATGCGCGAGGTGGACCATGATGGTGCCCACGAGTGGACCGACGACCGGTCCATTGGACTGAGCTTCTAGCCCACGAATACGTCTTGACACCAGAGATAATCACTGTCACCGTATACAAGGTTCCTACACCAGACACCATTTTTCCAAAGGTGTCACCGCGCCCCCTGTGTGGTGTAGGAACCTCCGCAGCGGGGCGCGGGATACCCGAGGTTCCTACGCATGCATCCCCTGATTGAGTTCAACAACGAGCAGATCCACACATTCGATCACAAAGGGCGCCCGTGCTGGCTGGCCGGGCAGATCTCGGTGGCCATCGGCTACGTGAATCGAGGCCGCATCAGCGCCTATGTTCGCGGACACTGGGCGGAAGAGTTCGAGGAAGGTCAAGACTTTCAGACCCTGCGCGGTCAAGAGATGAGAGATTTCAAGAGGTTGAATGGGGACATACTCCATGGTGGTATGCCCCTGAAGGGGGTGAGCATGGCGACCATCCTCTTCGAGCCCGGCGTCTTTCGCGCATTGACCCTGTCCGAGCTGCCGACAGGCAAGGAACTCAGACGCGTGCTGAGCACGGAGGTGCTACCGCAGATCGCCAGGGATGGACAGTACAGCGGTGTGCGAACCGTGACACAGCGAGGCGAGATGGTGAACTCGCAATCCACGAGCCCAGGACAGTCACTTCGCGACCTGTTCGCATCGCTCGGACGGCTGGGCACGACGCCACCCGAGGTGATGTCCTCACTCGCGATCCGCATCGCGGAGCTTGAGACGGGACTCGATGCGGAGAACATCTTTCGACACGCGCCAGCGGCAGCCACCGTCACGGCGTTCATAACCGAGACGCCACAGCTCGAGCTACGGTCGATCCCGTCGCCGCTCCGCACTGCCACGGAGCTGGGACTGCGGTTCAAGGTGTCCAAGCAGATGGTAGGCGTCGCCGCCAACTCACTCGGGTGGCGCGATGGCGGTCCCGGGGTATCCTTCGCTGCACAGGTCCTGCCCGACGGCCGCGCGGTGAATGTCCGGTACTTCGACGTGGAGGCGGCTGAGGCCATCGGGGCAGAACTGGTACGTCGAGGGAAGATCGAAGAGGAGACACCATGAGGCACACCCTCCACATGACAGGCGGGGGCGAGACCATTCCACCGGAGCACGACGCCCCCGTCTGCACCAAGCCAAACTGCGAGGGTTCGCTGGTGCCAGTTGTCTACGCGGATGGGCGAATCCTCCAACCTCGCCACATCAGCACGCCAGGAACGACGGTATATAACAAGGAGTGGATGACGCTGCGGTGTGCTGGCTGTGGCCGGCAGACGCCACTCCCCGCCACCCATGACTTGCTGCAGGCTTGGTATTCCGCAGGCGCGCACGAGCAGCGGCTGTACATGGATGCCTCGCCCATCCGCGAGTCGTCAGGGCTGGACATCATCACATCCTGCGAGCGCTGCCCGTGTCTCGACGTCCGCGTCGAGTGTGACACCGGGAACGACGTCCTGGTGTGCTCGGCAGACGAGACCGTTGAGATCCAGGACGACGAGGTCCACACCATGCCCGCCGACTGCCCGCGGGTGGGGCGCACGGCTACTTGGCCACGCGAGGTCAAGTCATGAGCACCAAGCGATATCCCAAGAGCCGGGACGGGAACGAGAAACCGATCGTCAACGCCCTCCGAGCGCACGGGTGCAAAGTGTGGAGGATCGAGGGCGGGCCAGGGTCCGAGGGTGTGCTCGACCTCCTCGTGGAGTATCCAGACCGCGCCATTGATGAGTTGATTGGCGATCTGGAGGCCCTGTCGATGTGCCTCGATCACGACCGTAGGTACATCTCGGACATCGAGCGCGTAGAGAAAGTGGTCCATGTACTACGGCGCCGCGAGATGGCCTGGATGGTTATGGAGGTCAAGAACCCGGACGGCAAGACCGGGGGAGGCAAGGGGACGATCCGCGTTCGAGACCTTGCCGCGGGTGCCAAGTATCGCGAGGTCCTGCGCTTCTGCACCCAACCCATCGCGCGGCTATGCAAGGAGTCCCAGGGTGATTTCCTCCTGGCTCACAGTGCTCCTATGGCCGTGGTGACATCGGTCGCGGAAGCCCTCGCAGCGGTGGGCATCGAGCAAGGAGAGACGACGTGAACATCATGACCGTATGGGTCCCGTGGGAGGACTGGTATCGCAGGGGGTCGCATGCGCAGCATCGGGCATTGCGCACCGCTGTCCTCGCCGTCGTCGGCCACCAGTGGAGCGAGCACATCGTGCAGGTCGTGGTCGAGATACGGCAGGAGCGACGACCACGCCAGAAGCGGCCGACCGTCGTCGGCCACCAGCTGCTCGGGCCAGTGGCAAGCGCGCTGGTTGGCCCGGTGCTGGCGCATGGGCGGCAAATCACGAGGCTCGAGATGGTCGTACGCTGGTGTGCGCCAGACGAGGAGCCCGGGTGCACGATCACCGTCGCAGACGAGGCCGCCCTGGCACTCTTACCGACAACCAAGGAGCAGACATGAGAATCCGCATCGTTTGGAATGGCTGCAACGCCTGTCACGGCGCTGTGTGGACGGACCCGAGCGGCGAGAGGGCGTGTCGAGGCTATTACAGGATAGAAAGGACGATGGCGAACGACGTCTATGGCCCACCCGACGAGCCTAGCTGTGGGGCCAGGTGGCGAGACCCCAAAGGAACGACACCATGAAGATGAAGACCGAGCGAACCGAGACAGACGAGAACGGGCTTCCGCCAGACTGCGGTTGCTTTCGCTTCCACCGCGGATGGTGCCCTGGGCGAGAGTCGGAGCTGTTCGAGCGTCAGACATACGTCCTGGCTCTGATACCCGAAGAGATGGCCAACGCCCTGGATGTGTGTCCACGCGCGGCATGTGGTCATCGAGGCAGTGACCATGGGGTGTTGGCCACTGGCTGCATGGTGGACGACTGCCCGTGTGGAGAGAGTCCCGCACTGGACACGAAGGTGCGCACGGCAGCAGCTGAGAACTTCGCCGACACCATGAGCGACGAAGAGAGAATCAAACGAGGCTTCGCCGCACGCGATGAGACATCATGAGCGAGACGACAGAGGTCACCCTGTGGGTGCCACATGACGCCGGTGTGTCGAGCCCGACACCAACCGTACCGGTGGTATACGCGGCGCTCCTCGAGGCTCAGTTGGCCGTGGGTAACGTGGACAAGCGCAGCGATGGCAAGACCGCGTACCAGCAGGCCGACGAGGTCATGCTGGTGGCCAAGACGGCGCTTTTGGGTGCGGGCCTGGCGTTTCGCGTCGATATGAGCACGCCGATCACTGAGCAAATCGTGCTCCCCAGCAAGAACAGCCAAGGTGATGGGGTGAAGCAGCAAATGCTCGTGACCGCCACGCTCACCGTGTACCACCCAGACGATGGCAGCAGTCTCAGCTTTCGGGCCACGGGGGTCGTGCTGGCCAACAATATGGGCCTGTATGGTGCGGTTGCCAACACCCGCGCCCGCAAACAGGCGTTCCTCTCGGCGTTGGGTATCACCACCGGCGAGAACCACGAGGCCCATCGAGAGCCCGAGCCCGAGCCCGAGCCCGAGCCCGTCCCCCCAGAGGTCGAGGAACTCCTCGAGAGCATCGAGCAGGCAGGCACGCGCGCGGAGATCCACGCGATCATGGAGCTTGATGACTACAAGGGCGTCCGCGGACGCCATCGCGTATGGGCCACACATGCGCTGGCAGAGTTCTGGATATCGCAGCTCGGAGCCGCGCAGAATTCCGACGATCTGCGCAAGATCACCGCAGAGCCTGGATACATGGCGATTCGCCGAGGTGCTCCGCGTGAGCGCATGGCCGCCGCTGGCAGCGCTCGCCTGGCCTGGCTCAAGAGATTGGATCTGGAGTGGACTGACCGAGAGAAGCCAAGGAGGGGCAAATGAGCAGCGTCCCAAGGTCCGTCGTCCCGGAGTCCGTGTATCTCGATATCCGAGCTGACCTGCACGACGCGCTGGCCCTGGTGGACACCCAGCGGGAGCAGCTCATGCATCACCAACGTCTCACGCGCAACGTTCTTCGCGCGCGGTCCGAGGATGTATCGCCGCCCATCAAGCTGGACACAAAGGTCACTGCCACCGAGTCTTGCCCAGAGTGCGGCCTGGCGATCCCCCTCACCTACGCGCAGCAGGCCAACGTTTACGCGTGCGCCATAAGCTGGCGTACTCAGGGTTACGATTGGAGAGAGGGGCGTGACAAGTATCTCTCAGGCCTGTGCGACCACGAGGCGCCAGCCGGGGCGGTGGCAGCATGAGCGCGGGTAAGAAAGTGGTATGGACCGCGGCCTATTTGCGCCGAGACGATGGCACGGTGCTTGTGCGACGCCGTGGGCAGGGTGTCATCGACGCGGGCATGTACGGCCCACCAGGCGGCAAGCTCGAGGTCGGCGAGACCATCGAGGAGTGCCTGTACCGGGAACTCGAAGAGGAGACGGGGCTGCTGGGTGCCGACGCGAAACTCGTCCAGATCTACGACACCACGCGCGGCGTGTGTTTCTTCTATCGCGTTCATTGGTGGGAAGGTGATCTCACCAGCGAGCACGGCCACGGCTCCTGGTTTTGGCTCCGCCCCGAACAAATCAAGGATGAGCCGACCCAGGGAGGACTGGCCGCGTGGTTGGGTCGAGAGACCCCCGGCTGCGTAGCCCTGTTGGGCAACCACGACATGGAGCTGTACCAGATCATTGAGGAGGCACGCGCACGGATGCAAGCGCGGATCGACGGCCCAGAGATTCGCCAGTTGCTCGATCTGTGGTCAGCCCTGGCCCAGTTCTCCCAGGCCCTGGGCCTGGATGCGCTGGGCCAGACGGCCGAGACCGTGGCGACCGACTTGTTGAGAGCGATTCACCCACCGAACGACAAGGATGCGCTATGAGCGATATCATGGTCCGGTCCGTCAACCAATGGCTGAGAGGCGGACTCAATACCGACGAGTTGATCAAGATACTGGACAGATTAGACCGTCCGTGGGGCAAGCCCGGGGTCGTGCCCACCGAGCACGGCTGGTACGAGGTCTACCGGAAGCTCGTCGGGGTGACCCCAGCACAGCTTACGCGTGGCAACGCGTGGATGTGGTGGGGTCGCTCCGGTTCGGTCAAAACCGCGTGGGTGACGGGCCGTGCCACGAACCAGGGCTGGCAGTTCCGGCCATACCACCCAGCGCCACCCAGCGCCACCCAGGAGACGAGATGAGCGATCCCCTGTTTCGAATCCGCGCAGACCTCGTGTCGGCGCTGGCAGCCGTAGACGACCAGATCAGCTTTCACCGCCGTCAGGCGACGTATCGAGATGAGCCAAGGTGGCATTTACCCTTCGATGAAAGCATGCGCCAGGAACTCGAAACCGACCGCGGGCGCGAATACTCCACGCTACTGGCCGATAAGTGGCAGACGGCACGAGACTCCCTCGTGAAAGCAGCGCACGACTATATGGTCGCCGCCAGAGCGACTCACCTACGATGGGCTGGAGAGGGTAACGACGATGATTCCAGCATCGAGATACGAAACGACAAGGAGACGAGATGAGGAGACGGCAGGTTCTGATTTTGGAGACACACGATCGCGGTACACGATGCGCTGTAAGGGGTGCCGAGGTTATCGGCGTGCTGAACACGGGCGACCCGCACAGATACGACAACCCGAGGGCGGCTGTCTTGGACGGATGGCACCTGCTCTCGCCACCGGTATGGGTCGATGTCGCGGGGGTGTACGAGTGGTGGTTTGAACGAGAGGAGCCGACGACATGACACCCGAATACCTCAGACGACAGTACGGGCATGCCACCAATGAAGCATGGGCCGCGATAGCTGGGATGCTCGACGATCTGCTCGGCGTCGTTTCGCTGATTCGCAATGGCCACATGGATAGCTCGATTCTCATCGGGGCAGAAGTTTCTGAGAAATCGACATCCGACTTGTGACCAGCATGGGGTCTGAGTCGTCTTCTGTATGAGAGGAAAACGACATGACGACCACCACCCGCCAAGAATTCAGCCCTGCCACACCGACCGCCATCACCATCGCCTGGGACCAAAACGCCGAGGACGAGTACGGCTGGTTTTCCCGCCACCCAGTTGACGGCGACGACGTGCTCGAGGTCGCCGGGCAGGGTGCCACGGACGCAGAGCTGAACGCCGCGGTGCATCCGATGTATCGCAGCTGTGTCGTCACCATCGAGCGCTGATCGCCATCTACGCTGACCAGGAGACTCGCGATGTACAACATGTAGTCACCACCCACCGCCAAGGAGCCACCACATGATTACAGCCAACCCCACCGCACGCGACCTCTACCGAGCAATCCGCGCCACCACACGACAGCGCCGAATTGCCCTACGCAACGACGCACCGCAGACCGCCGCCCGCGTCGAGCGCGACGGGCAGGCCCTGTTCCGCCGCGCGCATCAGCTGGGGATCGACCCGTTCGACGGTCGCTGATGGTTACCGCCCACACCCAAGGAGACGCCATGACCCCGGAGAACAACAGTCGAGAAGCCGATGCCATCAGCGCCCCACTGCTGGGACCGACAGGCAGCCGTACCATCACGCACGACCGTGGCGACCACCTTATCCACCACTCTGATGAATACCCGTGCATCATCTGCCAGACCCATCGAGGCGACTACTCTTGAAGAAGCGCAAGGCCCGCGATTTCAACCACGCACTGAGGATGATCAGGCAGGGCTTCGAGGTCACCCTGGAAGGCGTCACCGTCAGCACACCCGACCTCGCGGACATGGACTACGACTGCGAGGTCTGCGGCTCGGACATACATCCCGACAAGCGATGTCCGCAGAGCGCTGGATCGGTAGGGTATCCATGAACGCACAGAGCCGACGAAAATGGCATTTGGCCATCGCCAACTGGTACAATAAGCACCCAAAAAACAACGCCCCAGCCGTTTTTGCGGAGGCATTTCGGCGCATGCGGCTCAACGCTCCGCATCCCCACGGGAGTAAATGCAGCTGCAGTCAGTGCCGGGAGATGCCATGATCGTCATCTACCAATGGATCGCAGCCGAGATGTCGCCGACCATGAGCACGGACCAGCTCACCGTGGATGCCGTCTGTCGGCGGCTCGACGAGGCGTCGTTCGAATCGACCACGCATCTGCGAACGGTATACGATCGGCTCAGGTCAGTGTTCGGGCAGGTCGACGATCCTCGGGCGTGTCTGCGAGCGGGCATGTACAGCGTCGAGGAGATCGTCGCGCAGTGGAACGACGGCAACCGCGCGCGCATCAGTGAGGCTACGGCAGTACTCTGTGTGGTCGATCGCGGTGGGCGCGTGGACTGGGCAGACCCGGCCATTGCGAGCGCGTTCGGGTTCAGCGAGGCGCGCAGACGCACGCTGGACCGGATAGCCGACGAAGTCTTCAAGGGGATAGAGATGGATCTTCAATCATGAGCACGCCCGCTGAGCGCAGCATCCAGCGTCGGGCAGCCCGCACGCGCCAGGAGTACCACCAAGACCGACAAGACTCCCATCAGCGCAGAAAGCGCAAGAGAAGATGTCGCCGGGTATGGCGCTGGAACAGGCGGCACGATTGCGGCGCGCCGCTCTGCAGTGATAGCGGGTTCTACGCGTGCGAGCACTGCAAGGTGTTCGCCTGCCGCTGCTGTGGTCTCGATGTGAGCTGGGACGCTGGGGCATCTCTCTCGGACGGGTTGAACGGCTGGTGTAACGACTGCTGGTACGATGCGCAGCCGGCGGGGACGGGGCTGGAGCCATGAGCCGCATCACGAGCAGGAGTGACCGGAGACTGCGAAAGCCAGTACCGCCGAACAATCAGCCATTGCGGCGACGCACGGAGAGCCAGCGAGGCATCACGCCTGATGGCGATGGCCCAAGGTGGAAGAGCCGTCGTCATTGGCTGCTTCGTCTGCCGGCGATTCGCCCTCTACGGGGGGCCGCCCTTGCATACGGCTCCTACGAAAGGGCGATGGTTCGGAGAGTGCGTCCATGGGGTCGTGATGTGCGACGCCGAGATCCGATACGTGCTCGCCGCTGCCACTTTCGGCGCATGCGCCGCCGCCGCGGCTGGGGGCCGGGACGATGAGCGCCGCAATTCAGGCCCTGAGCCCGGAGTCACCACCATGAAGAAGGTGACGAGCCACGTGGGCACAGTGAGGCAGATCCTGCCAGAGGTGGCCTGCCAGTACATCGTTGACTACCTGTGGCGTAACGGCACCGGCGGGGACACCGTGAGCCCGACGAAGATACACCGGGGATGGACAGCCGTGGGCCTCACAACCGTGCGGAAG